TACTTATTAAGTTTCAGTGATTTTTTTCTGGACTATAAAATTGATTTGATTACATCCTACCTACTATTTTTATCTATCATCTACTACCTATTATCTACTCATATGCCTACCAAATCTACTGGCTTCGCTATCTATTCTAATCAATCTTACGATAGAGTTCTACAATATCTTATCTCTAATAACATTAAGCCTTCTAAGGCTAACATTCGACATGAACTACGTCAACGCTGGCTTTGTTTGCCCGATCACACCAAAACCCTTTATAACAACTACTAATTTTTACCACGCTAAGGGGAGACCCCTTAAACCCCTCTATCTCTATATTTACTTTTAAATTGAATTTTTTATTAACTACAAAATTGAAATTATCATATTAATATAATTTACTATTATAAAGTAATGACTTTTACTGTACCTAATACTTCTGCATTGGGCGGCAAGTGTCCCTTCTTTCCACAATCAGCTGCTAATCAACTATTCAAACCTGCTTCCACAACTCCCCAAACTGGGTTTCAACCCGCAACGACCACCGCTAATCAACTATTCAAACCTGCTTCCACAACTTCCCAATTTGGGTTTCAGACCGCACCGACCACCGCTAATCAACTATTCAAACCTGATTCAACAACCCAGACTGGATTCCAACCCACACCAACAACAACTACTAATCAACTATACAACCCGGTTTCAACAACTCACAAGCCTTGGTTTCAGTCCACGCCATCGCCACAGCACATTAATGATGGATTTACACAAAGTGACCTAGAGCATTATTTAGAAACAGCTAGTGGTGCAGTTGTAGACATTGATACTAATTATATAGCACAAAAAGAGAGACAATTTATTTTATTGTCTCCCAATATTAATCGTGATATTTATAACATAATTTATCATCCTTATAATCTAAATCTAAAGATAAAATCTGATCTAGAAAATCGTGCAGTTCTTCTTGCAAGAAAACCTATTGATGCGGATAACTCTCAAATTAGTAAATTCGTTTTTATCGATAATCAGTTATTAAAAGGACTTACACTACCAAGTGAATGGTCTATTCTTAGTGATGAGCTAACTATTAACGCAATTGACAGTATAGGCGTAGTGAATGCTTTGCCATTAGCTATATTTAAATCATTTGAAGAATACATTAAATTTAAAGTTAAAAAATGGACTAATGCCGATATTGATAAATTATCAATTGAATTTCTTATCTGTTTTGGAAAAGAACTTTATCCAAGACTTGATCTAAATAACCGTATACGGTCCCGAGAATTAACATTAGACGAGCAAAAAATTCTTTCTAAAGAACCATATATCCAATACATTAACACAAGTATTATAAAAAAATATCAATTATTGAAAACTCACTAAGCATTGATTAATATTAATTAATATAAAATTGATATTTTTTTCTAAAGTGTTACACACTTATAACACTTGTTTACTATCCTATCTATGTCAGTTGCAACTCCACTTGCTGATAAAGTCCAGAAAACTCATAGAGAAAAATGCAAGTGCAAACTACTAGTAAAAGCTTGCCAATCTGGTAAAACTGGAGAAGCTATCAGAGATTGGGTTTTGGAGCAATCCCAAACAACTATTTATAGTAAAAGTAAAATTAGAAAGCTCGCTATATTTGTTTGTGATAATTCGCTGTTATTAACACAACAAACTGGTTCGAGATTATGTGCCGATGAGGAGGTTAAAGGTACTGTAGTTACACTTTCAAGTAAATCTGATTTTAAACATATTGACAAGTTAGCAAAATCGATAATTGCAAACAAAACAATTACCACTATAATATGCTGTGGTAATTCACGTAGATTTCGTGATATAACCGAACTATCAAATGTGCTGATGAGATCAACTGATAAATATAATATATCAGTTTATCTAGATGAAGCCGATAAAATTTTGGGAAGTAAAACTACAAAAGCAGAAATTGAAAAATGGAGATCAAATAGTAGCTGTATCAAAACTATTATATTTATCACTGCAACACCATATGAAAGTAAGACCGATAATCTAGTAAAGCAATTTGGTAATTTAGAACTTATCTATGTTGATAATATAATTAGTGATAAATACCACCGACTATCGGATTGTGAATTAATTGATACATCTGAACTAGCACTATCTAATAATGTCGAATACTGTGCTGATGTATTCGACCGATTTATTGAAGATGGTCCAGAACTAGGGGACGTTTACTTTATTCCAGCTCAACATGAACGAGAAACACATGATGAAATGGAAAAACTTCTACTGGCGATTGGCTTTAACTGTGTTGTAAAAATTAACGGATATAAAAAAGAGTTTACTATTAAATCTCAGGATGATGAGATAGAAAAGCTTCCATTTGCTAGTTATAACGAAGTTAGTAAATATTTAGGTGACTACTATACTAAGCATAACGGCAAAGTAAATTGGGCAATGGCAATTACCGGAAATGTTTGTATCAGCAGAGGTATTTCGATTCAATCGCCCGAATGTTTTATTAGTCATGCTATCTTTGGTCCATTTTGTGCAAGTAACTATAAAAACTTATATCAGATATTTGCTAGAGTGTGTGGTAATATCCGTAATTTCCCAGACTATATTAAACATGGACCACCAAAGATATATACAACACAAAAAAAATTTGATACTGTATGCAAAATGGAACAGTTTGCAATTAACCTATCTATACTATCGAAATCTAATCATGCAAAACCTGTTGTAATTACAAAAGATATAATAAATCAAATGTTTGAGGAATAAATTTTTTGTTTGTTTAAGATTCTTTTATAATTTTAATAAAATCTGCGATGGCAGTAGCTAATTCTGTATTTGGAATTAGAACATTACTGGAAAGTGCTAAACCGGTTAGTGGTGAACTAACCTTATGAGTAAACCAAGTTTCAATCGCATTCCGTTCATATGTAAATCCATCGTCTGTTTTAACTGGATCACTCATAATTTCCTGTAAAATTGGACAACAATAGTGATGAGGAATTTCATCAGGAGATAGATGACTTACAATTTCACTGTAATTTTCAGGAAGATTTGCAATATTATAAAATACCGTATTAAGTTCTTTTACTGTTTTTACAACTCGTCTCACTGTGCGAATTTTTATTTTATCAAGTGATTCCTGTTTTGCAAAACAGGAATCTGAGTTGAAACAGATTTTGCGTTCACCAATAACTGGAAGATCTATTGCAATAGACATTAAACTTGATGAGAAGGCTTCTTCGATTACTTTATTTACATCGCAATTATAAGGACGCCAATTAATATCGGAAAATTTAGACACATCACCCCGTGTTTGAAGACACCATTCCCAACTTACTACTAATTTATTATCATCATCTGCTTCCAAATCAAATGATTCCCAGGGTTTGATTTCTGAAGGATCTTCTAGATTATCACTAATAATAATGTTATGTGGATTGGGTGTTTCTGTAAAAGTAATATCACTATCGGATTCGCTATTAGTAATTCGCCATTCCCCGCGAACTTTTTTTGAATAAATTGTAATAGTTCCATTTAAAACTAGACACCGTTTAACACTTCTAAATCCTGGTTGTTTAAATCCAGCACGACCAAATGACTGACCAGGAGTTGTCTGGAAGTGTGTTCCCGATGGGTGAAAATGTACAGTAGCATTAAAGAAATCACTACCTAAAACACAAGGCGACCGTCCAAAAACGCCTAGCTCATTATATGATTTTTCAATTCGCAAAGCAATCATTTTAGGATAAATATCAAGCTTACGACGAACCGGATCAACAGAAGCCCAAACAAATTCTGACATAGTTGTTTACAAAAATAATATTAAAATATATTATTTTTCAATTTTATTTTTTTTTAAATTATTCTTATTTAAAAATTATACATATCTTATATAAATGATTCATCCGTGTCGTTTTGATCTTATGGCTAAATATTTATATATTAAAGCTAATGACAAACAACTTACAACAAATTTTTTTAAAGAATTATATCATAAACATTTAATAACATTTAATAATTGTACTGAACTTCCTGACCGCACTCAAAATGAAACAACTATAACAAAATCTAGTATTGATGATTATTACAAAAATTTTGATTTATTAATTAAAAATTTGATAAATAATGGATTTGATCCAACATATCCTATTCCAATAGGAAATAATAATATTATTATTAATGGAGCACATAGATTAATGATATGTTATTATTATAACATAATTCCTAAGATAATAAAATTTACTAAACAAGGAAATCCTAATTATGATTATAAATTCTTTTTAGATCGTAAAGATAATCCACCTCTTAATCGTATTTATGCAGATACTATGGCATTAGAATATATTAAACACAATAAAAAAGTACGTTGTATGGTAGTTTATCCTATTGTATATAAAATGAATAAAATAAATGAAATATTTAAAATAATAGAACAATACGGATTAGTTTATTATACTAAGGTTGTAAATTTAAATAATAATGGAGTAAATAATTTAATAAAAGAAGCATATAGAGGAGAAGCATGGATAGGAGGACTATTTCCAACAAATAATCATTCTGCAAGCAAACTTAAATTTTGTACTAATAATGCACCTACTATTTATATATCTATTTGTATGAATGATTTATCAAAATGTATTGAATTAAAAGAAAAATGTAGAGCACTATTTAATTTAGGTAAACATTCATTACATATGAGTGATTATACAATAGATACTTATAGAATTAGTTGTTGTTTATTAAATAAAAATTCTATACACTTTTTAAATTATGGTACTAATAATATTACTTCACAAACACAACAATTATTAGCTAATTATTTTAAAGAAGTAGGTCAAAATAACGAAGACTTTTGTTTAACTTCAAGTTTAATTATGGAAATGTATGGACTTAGACAAACAAAAGATATAGATTATTTACACAAACATGATAAAATTATTAATTTAAAAAATGTTGGTATACATAACGAAATATGGTTAACATATTATAATATACATAAAGATGACATAATATATAATCCACAATATCATTTTTATATAAATGGATTTAAATTTGCAACATTAGATGTTATTAAAAATATGAAAGAAAATAGAAAAGAAATCAAGGATTTAAATGATATAAAATTAATCAATAAAATAATTACATAAATATAAAATGGAAATAATATTTATAAAATGATAAATATTATTTTTTATTGTAATTGGGGAAGTAGTCCTCGAGAATTATTAGATAGATATAAATTGATGACAAAAAATGATTCTGGAATATGGAATAATTTAATTGGAGTTACAGATTTTAATAAAGTAGATATAATAATATTTATAGAAGGTATACCAAATAATTTTAATTTAAATTTATTAAATTATAAGAAATTTATTTGTTTACCGCGGGAACCATTAGTAAATAAAAATTGGGAAAGGTTTAATTTACCAACGGGTTTTACATATGATAATTTTATTCATGTAGTTACTAATCCACAATTTATAGATAAAAATTATGATTTTTTATCTAATCTTGAATATAAGGAGAGTGATAATTTATTTTCAGCAATAATATCAAATAAGAATAATGGGTTGGGATATAAATTAAGAAGAAGTATTTTATTAAATTTATCGAAAAATTATCCAAATTTATGTGATATATATGGTGCTGGTTGGGGAAGAGAATTAGGAAGTTCATACAAAGGAGAATTAGATGGATATCATAAAAATACAATGAGTAAAAATACCAAATTTTCGGGATTAATAAATTATAAATATTCGTTGTGTATAGAGAATTGTAGTAGAAAAAATTATTTTTCTGAAAAATTTACAGATGCTATTTTATGTTGGACTATACCAATTTATTATGGCTGTACGAATATATCAGAATATTTTCCAAAAGATAGTTATTATGAAGTAAATATAAATGAAGATAATTGTATAGAAAAAATAAAAACAATTATAAATAAACCAATAACTGAAAAAAATATTTTGGCTTTAAAACAAGCGAGAGATTTAATATTAAATAAATATAATATTTGGAGTGTAATAGAAAATAAAGTAATATAAAATTTGTCATATATTAACACAAAATATATTAAATAACAAGAGAGAAGAATGTGATAAAATTTATTTTGTAAAAGGATATAATATAAGTGACCAAAATTATGAAAAATCAATATTAATATTAAATAAAAATAATTTAGATTATTTTGAAGAGAGAAGATTACAATTATATAATTATTTATTACAAAAACAAAAATATTTTGCACCAACATTTTTATATCATTCACATTTAAATCCAAATATAATTATAAAAGATAAAAATTAAATAAAATAATTGAATGGAAAATAGGTGCAGGTGCTATCTTATATAAAATTATCAATTAACTATTTTTTTTAAATATTTTATCACATTTAATTTGTTTATAAAATGAGTAATTATTATTAATAAAAAATTTCATGAGCTCATTATCTTGATAATTATCTTCAATTGTAATTACATCAATATTAATTTTATTTAAATCTATAGTTTTAAGAATAGCTATTTCACTACCTTCTGTATCAATTGATAAAAAGTCAATATTTTTTATATTGTATTTATCTAGTAAATTATTTAATTTTTCAGTTTGTACATTAATAATTTTATGTCCTTTATTATTTGGATTTTTAATTTCTTGATTAATACGATTAATATGGCTAGGATCATATTTATTAATTAATCCAGATAAACCTAATCCATAACCTTTAATGTCTAAGAAATTAGTATTTTCTTCAACGTCGGATAAAATGGCATGTATGCAATTACATTTTCTATTAGTTATTAATTTTTCATAAGCTTCTTTTCTAGCTTCGATAGCTATACCATTCCAATTAAGTGTTTCTTCAAAAAATTTACAATTACTAAATCTAACTCCATCATCTGCACCAATTTCTAAAAAAAATCCGGGTTCTTTTTTATCTTTAAAAAATTTATTATATATAAATTCATCTTGCTTATATTGAGAATAAAAAGTCATTTTTTAATTATAACTTATAAAGTATATTTAAGTTATAATTATTATAAAAATTTAGACATTATTTAATTTTAAATATTTTATCACATTTAATTTGTTTATAAAATGAGTAATTTTTATTATAATTTTTTTATAGCTAATTGATAATTTTTGTGTATTATATTATATTGTCCTTTATATTTTTCTAAAAATTTATCCATACATATTTTAATTTTTCCACCTCCACCACCATAATCATCCATCCACATAATTCCATTCTGTTCTAAACAAGCAAAACTATTTTCCATATCATTTTTTATAAATTCTGGTTCATGACAACCATCTATATAAATTAAGTTAAATAATTTTTTATTATTTAAAAAATAATCGTCACTTGTCATTTTATGATGAGTTATTTTTTTTAAATTTTTACTTAAATTAATGTTTTTACTAAACATTTGTTCTGTTTTTAAAGTAACACATTTGGTTGTTATTTTATTATTTGTTCTACTTAAAATAAATGGATCAACACAATCTAAAGTTGTTTCAGAGTGGTCCATAATATTATCCGAAAACCCACAAGCTGATAACCCTTCAAAGGAGCCGATTTCAAGAATATTATATTTAGAATTTTTATCTAAATACTTATATAAATTACGTTGTATTTCAGAACCTACATACCATTTTTGTGTAAACGAATATTTATTTAAATCTAAATTCATATATTTATTAGTTTATATTTTAATTCAATAATTTTAATTCAATAAATTTATCACTAACTTTTTTAAAATTATTTTCATTTGTATTATTTTTAAAATTATAATTTATACATAATGCCGTGTTACTAAAATTATCCATCATAAATTGCAGATAATTTACATATTCATGATTTAAAACTGTTTCTACATTATTTGCAACTCTACAAAGATGATACCAAATATCATCTGAAGTTTTACATAATTCCATTATATATTGTAAATTAAAAATTAAATCACCGGTTTTATGATAAAATGATGGATGATGTACTGTTCCTACACCACCATTGGCAAAATTATGTAAATGTTTTCTAGTTTGAGTAGGACTCTTTGTATATTTTAAGCCTGGTAGTGTAAACCCGCGATATGCTATACAACATTTATCTTTATTATAATCTGTTACTAATTGGTGTATTAAATTTGGGTGATAATAAATATCATCATCTATAGTTAAAATTAGACAATCTTCATTCCATTTTTCTTTTAATAATGGTAATAATTTTCTATATGGTCCTATATTTTCACACCAACGTACTTCAAATATATTATTATTAATGATAAATTTTGCTAACTCTATATTTATCATTTTATTCTTAAATCCCTTATCTAAAAGATAGGGTTCAATTGATAAGTAAATATAACATTTACTAGGTAATAATGTTTGATTGGCAATACTCACAAGGGTTTTTAGTAATTTGTCTTGTCGTTGAAATATACTCGTTATAGAAAGATAAATTTTCATTTTATAACCAATATATATATTAAAAAAATATATATATTTATATTAATTATCAAATTTAATTACTTTATTGTAATTAATATTTTTTTCCATTATATCACTATAACTTGCTCTTTGAGTAATTAATGACGGGAATATTCCATAAATATTATTATATTTTTTTTGCATATTTGCATAACAGACATCTATTTCACAATAACAAGTATTTATTTCATTAATAATAGTATCATAAAAAGATTTATCTAAAATATATGCATGAGTAGTGTGTGCGTTTTTTAATATCTTTAAATTATTAATTTTTGTATCTATATATGGATTATCTCTAACAATACTAAATCCCAAATATAACATATTATAATTTATATTATTTTTATCTATATTTTGAATAGTATTATTATATTTTTCTATAAAATTATTGCATAATAAGAAGTCATCTTCTAAAATTAAAATTTTACTATAATTATTTACTTTTGCATCATTTATAACTGATAAATGACTTAATTTACATCCTAAAACACCTGTTATATAATTTTTACTTAATTTCATATTATTTTTTGAATATTGTATAGGGTTTACTTTTGTTAAATCTGGTCTTATAGCATCAAATCTTTTATAATTAGTTATATTGTTTTTTATTAATTGTTCTTTGCATATATTCCATCTGTCAGTACGATTTTTTAAATTTATAATATAAATTTTGTCAATACATTCCATTTTATTATTATATAATAAGTAATATTTTTATCTTTTAAATATTTATTTTATATATCACTATCGATATTATTTATATAAAATATTATTTAATATCATAGTCATAACATTTTTTGAATGTACATTTTTTTGATACCACTCATAGCAATTTTTAGACATTACTTCCCACTCTTCTTCTGTTATTTTTGATAATATTTCTTTTAGATTTTTTGGATTATTACATCTAATAAAATGTTTTCCTTCTTCGGGTGGATCCATATAAGAAGTTATACTTACTTGTGGTGTAATAATAGGTACAGTACCTAATCCCATTAATTCGACTTCTCTATGACATTTCGAGCCATAACCTCTAAGTGCTAATCCAAATTTTGCATTTGATAATTTATACATATACTGTTCTGATGTAAATTTATGTTGAGTACCCTTTGTACAATGATATTCTGATAATACTGAACCCCAATCTAAAGTAGTATTTCTAAAATTATTTTGGGTATCATTTTCTATATTTCCTATAAAAATTGTTTCAACTTGTCTTTCATTATATAACTTTCTAGGATTATTATCTAAATATGTTTCATATTTAATAGGATTTCGTGGCCAAAATATCCAAGGTTTTACATTTAATTTATTTTCAATTAATTGTTTTCCTTCATTATTAATATCCCCATTTCCTAATAAAATAAGACTACTATTAGCTAATTCTTGATTATACCATTCAGGAGTTGGTCTGTCATATAAACATATATTTGGTGCTAACCAACAATGTCCACTATTAGTCATTGATATTTTAACATCTTTATTATTATTTGCTAATAATTTTGCTAGTTCTCTAAAACTATCATTATTATGATTCCATATTCCTTGTTTCGGTTGACTAGGTATTTTAATATGCCAACAGTTATCAATTATTCTATTGATTATTAATAATTCTCTGTATTTTTTTAATTTTAATAAGGTATACCATATTATATTATTAAATTCTTTAAACCTAGCATCTAGAAAATGCGTATGAATAAAAACCAACGGTTTATCTTTATAATAAATATTATTGTTTTTTATATTAATACATCTAGCTACATATGTTGGGTCAACACCGATTAAAATTCTCCAAGGCATTATATTTACTTCTTCACCAAATTTAAACATACTATCTTTATAATAATTTGCAATATCTTCTAATGCTGCTTGCTCATAATAACGAGATGTTTGTGTATATTTTACCCATATGTTAGGCATTTCTTTATTTTTTGTCCATACACATCCACCATTATAATAACCTACTTTGTCTGTATTTTGTTTTTTTACAAAATGAGGTGATAATCCTATATCTTTTGAATGGTCTATACAATTTATGGGATTTAATACCAAAATATCTGAATCTAAAAACATTGTATCTTTCTCATAATTAAGTGTATATTTAATGATATTTGCTTTTTCTAATTGAAACTTATCCCAAATATTTAAATTATCCATCTGCTGTCGATTCATGCCACTATATCTATCTAATCCTATATTCATTACTATATTTAACTTTGGCTTTAATGTTAATGAATTAATTACTTCTTTTGTTTTACTATCTAGTAAACAATACACTTTAGCATCTGGATGGTGTAAACTTAATGAATATAATAATCCTATAAATTCATGATGACATGTATATGTACACATTGTGCAAAACGAAGAAGGAGCTGACATAATATAATAATAAAAATATTTTTATATTATTATTTATAGTAAATATTATTTAAATAATTATTTTATTACTATTTATCAATGTTAAAAGTACGCTTTCTACAGTCATCATGTAATATTGAAGATAATTCTAAAATTAATCATTATGCAGATATGTCAAAATCTCAGTTTATTGATATATTTTTACCATGTAATAGAGACTATACAATAGTAGAAGAAAAAGATGAAGCTGATATATGTATTTGTGGAACCCAACATACAGATAATAGTTTACTAAGAAAAGATGAATTAAATATTTTCTATACAATAGAAAATTTTTCGGTAGGAAGAACTCATTATCAACATTTTAATAAATTTGGTAGATACGATAACCCAATGATCCAATTATATATTTATAATGATATTACTATCCCTAGAAATAATACCATACCTGCTATATACCAAAGAATTAAATACTTTAATAAATTAAATGATATTAATACTAAGTTATACTATGAAAATGCACGAGAATTTTACAATAAATTAGATTATCCATTTAGTGAAAAAAAATTTTGCCTTTTTATCTCTCAAAATATGCTCAATCCTATTAAAATGGTTGCATTAAAATTTTTATCACAAATAGGACCTATACATTCATTAAAAGAGATAGCCAAGCATAATAAAGAACTTCAAAATATTAACTGTTATAATAGTTATGCGTTATTAAAATTATTTAATCAATATAAATTTATAATTTGTTGTGAAAATTCTAATACAGCTGGGTATACTACCGAAAAAATATTTAATGTTTTCTTAGCAAAATCTATACCTATTTATAATGGTGATCCCGAAATAGACAGATTTATAAATAGAGATTCTTATATATCATTTGATACTAACCTAGTTAGTAAAATAAATTTACTTAATAATAATGAATATGAATATAACAAAATGATAAATGCCTATAAAACTTATAAATTAGATTATACATTTATAGAAAATAACTTTGATAACTTGTTAAAAAAAAAATATTTAAAAAAAAATAATATTTAAATAGTGTATATGAGGAAAACTAAAAAATTTAATAGAAAACAACCAAAACGTAAAACTGTAAGCTATTACAAACGTAATAAGAAAGTAAAATATTATGGTGGTATGCCATTAAATAGATTAAATTTACAATTAGACACTCTAGATACTAAGCATGAAGCAGATGGTGATGTTGCTCAAGAAGATATTTTAAAGCTACTACCTGGTTTACCGCAAAATAGAGAAGATGAAGAACATGGACTTGGTGCAGAAAGACGGCAAAAATGGCTTGAAAATAAAGACTGGGAAGCGTGGAAAGAAAATATAGGTATTTCAGAGGGAAACTATATGATTCAATTACCAAAACATATAAGAGAAAGAAAAAATCCTAATGAATTTTCAGATGAAGAAATTAAAGAAATACTAATAGCATTAAAACCATTTAAGCAAACTAAAAAGTCTAAACCGAGTAAAAAAAAATATACTAAAAGTAAATAATTAATTAACAAATAATATTAATTATTTATGGAATACTATCACGCTCAAACTCTAGAATACGAGTTTCTAGAACAGGAATATCACAAATAATTTCATCATCAGATAGACGTTTTAATTCACTATTTACTACATCACCTCGCCCAATTACCAGTAAATATCCGCTATGAACACCATGTTTTTTAAACCATTTAATCATATTAATTCCTAGAGCATTCCACTTTAGATCATTACTTGCAGAAATTGCAATATTGTCATAATGAAATACATTTTCTGTTTTTTCATCTGACCTGATAATTCTTGTATTACTATTTGACAGAAAGTAAAATGGTCCATAATATGTACCATGCTTGTCGGTATTAGTTGGAGCATTATTCAATAGATTAGTAATTGATTTTTCTTTTTTTGTATAGATAAATCTAATAAAAGTATTATTTTGACATGCCCATTCATAAATTCTAGGAATAAGTAGAGTAAAACTCTTTACGGGTAGACCTGTATTTGAATGTGGGTTGACGAGTGTAAGAGGATCCCCATCCCAGCATACTGTATTGATATTCTTATTTTGAATAAGTGTAATAATAATATCAAAAGCTTTATCTAATTCACTCATAGGAATACTATGACAGTTTCCTTTCAGAAAAAGAGGGTTGCACACCATTGTTGCCATTATTACTTATATACTTTCTTTTTCATTTTTTTTCAATTTTATTCTTTATCAAGATATACATTATTACAAAGATTTTTAACAATCTTTTCACCATATTCATCTACTGATTTACCACACTCACTTATTAGTTTTGCAAATTCCTCTTGTTGTTCTGGAATATTCATATAATGAGGATGTTCATCTAACCATATCTTAATATTTTTTAATTGCTTTGACTCTATTTTTTTTAATGCTTTACCGATATATTCTCTATTATCATCTTTTTCCCATTCCTGGTTTTTTATATATAAGGTTTCTCTCTTTTTATCTGTACAATGTAATGGTCGTTCATAGAGAGATAGTTTATTAATATTTTTTATTATAATATTACTAATTCCTTGAACTTGACCTTTCTCTCCTGTAGTTAATAAATCTTTCATTGAAATTTCTATCTTTTCTATAAATTCATCCATTGATAATGCATCTTTACATTTTTCATTTAAAAAAACATTTATATTAAATTTCTGTTTTAGAGTATTATTATTGTTTCCTATACGAGGTATCATCTCTGTTATTTGTTTATGTTGTTCATTTAATTGGTTTCTTAACTCTAAATTTTCTTTAAGTAAATTGGCACGTATATCGTTATTATCTTGAATTAACTTTACAATCATATCACTTGATAATTTTGGAACTTTTAGTTCCGATTTTAGTTCTGCACGATAAGAACAACGTTTCTGGTGATTATATAGAGACGCTCTATGGTTATATTCTTTGCCACATTCACAAATGATGGAACTTTTTTTGTTGTAATTTGTTGTAATTTTGTTGTAATTTTCTCTATTTTTATGTTTCTGTGTCATTAAATGTCTATCGTATTGACTTTGTCTACATGTATGATAGTCACAATATTCACAAAAAAATTTTTTGTCATTTTTTGGAACTTTTTGGTTGTCCATTTGTTGTAATTTTACAACAAAAAAAGTTCCTAAATAATTTTTATTTTAAATATTAAAATTTCATAAAAAAAATATGCTCACATTTTATAATTCATAAAAACTGTTTTGTGAGCATTATGGTAAGAAGTGATTTTTTTGTAAAATTTTTGTAATTCTCATTTTCATTTTTTGATTTTGGACATTTTTTTATGTCCATTTTTAAAAAATCGAATTCAGAATTATTAAAAAACTTCAAAAAAAAAATTTCTTTATATTCAAAATATATATATATATTATTTATTATGTTTTCTAAATGTAAATGAGATTCGTTCATCTGAAACCTTTTTTTGAATTGGTACTTCGTGTGTAAATTCTTTTTGAAAATCACCACCCATTTGAATTATACTATATGATTCAAGTGGTATATCTTTTACTATTTTTTTTGTCATTTTATCTCTAATTCTAAGTAGACGTTTTGCACCATAAGAAATAGCTATTACTCCACTATTATCTAAACCTGTTTCATCATCGCTGTGTGCTGATATATAGTCTAAGCCTGTTTTGTATCTATTTACTAATATACCATTAAAATCACTATTATATATTTTATTAACTAGATTGAGTAATGTAGTTAATTGATCAGTCATTGGTTTAGCCAGTAAGATTTGATTTGAATAATTATATCCTTTACTTTTATCACTGTAAAATCCCAGACAACGTCTTTGATGACATATCTTTCCAAATATTTTGATTTCTGGATACTCTTGTAAATTATTTATAGTATCTATGACACAATTTTTTATAAGTTCTATATCTTTAAATTCTTCTAGCCTAAGAAATGATTTATCAGTTTTTATTTCCATTATTGCGATAATTATATTAATAAAAATAATTATCAATTTAATTATGACAAAATGGAGGATAATCTATTTTATATTCTATTTACAATAATTACCAATAACACCCACCTTCAACCCGTTTATGGCCTGTTGGACATTCCTCTTCTTTCGGTCGAGTCCAATGTTGATTTATAAATAGTCTTATTACATCAGGACGTTCTTTTAACCACCGATTACCATATATACCAAAAAACATTTGGAGAACACCACCAACATAAATAGCCGATTTACCTAATTTATAAATTTCGGCACAAACTAAATTTCCATATCCACCACAAGAACATAGTGCAATATCAAAATCATCCTTAATTTTTTTTACTTCAGTCATAAATTTTTCTAATTCAATATCAAATTCATCTGATTCACACTCACCTTGTGTTTGTGGTGGTTTAATAAAAAGAAATTGACATTCTGGAAATAAGTCGACTCCATATATTTCGGGTAAAATATCTAATTTTTCTTTCATACTTTTAATAAAAGGTGATACAATTAGTAGTCGCTTACCTTTTAAAGCTTGAGTCCACGGATTATTAAATATATTATGAAAAATATCTAATGTAAATGCCCAAAATTGTTGTTTATGTCCAAAATTCATATTTATAAAGTTATGTGAACTTGGAATATATCTATATACATCTCCCCAAGGTTCCCATTCAAAATATGCATCGCAATATTCAAATGCTTGTAAATACATTTTTGCATATTTAACAATACTTAACATATTAGTTAATTTAATACCAGCATTATTTTTCATAGTAGAAGATCCATTCTGTAAATATGCAATCTGTTGTTCATTTATATTATTTTGTAAAACACATATACCTAATTCTGTAAAATTATTTTCAATACCAGCTATACGAGGTAAAATAAAAATACTATTATTTACAAGTTTATCTTGAATATATTTATACAACTGATTATTTTCTTCACTAATATTAAATCTCCACCAATTCTTATTAGGAGCAACCCAATTTGGATAATATTCATGAACTACTGGTTGAACTCTTAACCACGGTTTAATTACTCTTTTAGTATCTTTATCATATGTTCTATAATCACTTTTATGATTATGATATGTTTTTATATAATAAGGTTCATTATGTACTTTGTAACCTAATATAGCAAAAACATAATTAATATGGTTATCACATGCAGGTATACCTAATTCAAATTTAAATACTGAACGGTGTTGTCGAGATATATTAAAATTAGTATGATAAATCCAAGTGTCTTGACTATCTCCTCTAGGTCCAAATATTTTACAATTACTAAGATCATTGTCTGTATACTCAAATCTAAGTTGACTATAGACCATTTTTTTTTGAGATAATCCACTAACATATAGATTTTCTAATGTGTTATCAAAAAATATATCGGAATTCGATATGATAATATATCCATTTAAATTGTTTTGTTCTACTATATCAAAGACGTCACTATATTTCATTCGTCTGCCAATATTAATTTGAGTAACTTTTCTTTTATTAACATTGTTAGCTATTTCCATATCGCTATCTGTATAATATCTCTCGGTCACTAATACAATTTTAGAAATTAAATTATTATCTAAATTTTTATGTAAACATTCTATAATTTCACTATGTCTTGATTGATTATTACTAATATAAAATTGTGTTACTAATATTACATCGTCTTCTACACTATTCGATTGTTCAGTAAATTCGGAATGCATAATCCAATAATTAGCTAACAATCCTTGTTGTAATTCTTTATTATTTTTCATTAATGCATTTAGTAGATCTGATTCTATTTCTTCAATATATCTCTCTTTTATATTAGATATAACATTTGTAATATCAAAATTATCACTCATTATCAAGTATTAATTATATTTGATAATAATATTTAAATTATTTATTTTTAAGATATTGTGACAATCGAATGCGACCACTATTAATTAATTTTGATAAAATATCTGTATTTTGTACTGTATATCTTGGATTTCCACCACAATTTTTACATTTGTGATTAAGTAATGGATAATAATAATTAGGTTGATATATATGATTAATCCAATCGTCGCAATACCAGTTTTTTATTTGTGGTGGAAAATATAAATTAAATATTTCCATATGTTTTCGTGAAACAAAGGTTTGAGTTAATATAGTTGGATTTTCAGAAATAGGTCCTGTTAATCCAATGTTATTATGCATTTTAAGCATACATATACAATCATCTAATAAATTTGTTGTTAAGAAATCTATATCATCTCCACATTGTAAAAAATAGTCACAATTATCTCTATACGCATGTAAATATAATCTATTCCACATTTCAGTAACATGACCCGGATCAATATTAATCATTTTAAAAAATTTAAATTCAATATTATCTCTCTTTTCTTTTAATTTTAACACTGTTTCAAAATTATTTTTTTTTAACCAAATTTTATCATTTGTATCAACGCCTATATAAAATACAATAGTATGTTTACTATTAGTTATATTTAATAAAGTTTTTAAAGTTTTATTCCATAAAAAAGTATCTTCTGCTCTAGTCCATTCTTTTCCTTTATTTGTTGTAGGAATTAATATTCCTATTTTATAATTTTTATCTAAATTTATATTTTTTAATTGATTAATTTTATTTTTAGTATTAATCAAAAGTTCATTAATATTGTTATGTTGAATAGTATTATTATTAATATTATATCTTAAGCCAAAATTATACATATATAATATAAAAGTATTATAATATTGAAAATATACTTATAAATAATATAATAGTCTAAAAATTCATTTTTAAAATATAGTTATATTTTAAAAATGAATTGGTCAATTTTTGGAATATTGTCAGCATTATCATTTGGTATTCAAGGAACTATTGCGTATGAATTATTAGATGTACACGGGTTTAGTTCAGCAGCTGTTAATACAATTATACATTCTATTTTTGCAATTTTTGGTTTAGCATTTGTTTATTTAACAAAAAATTATGATATTATTATTAGTATAAGTAATATTTTAAATAATTATAAAAAATTAATTACCCTTGCGGGTATATCTGCATTGCTAGGAAATATTCTTTTATATTGGGCATATGAATTAGGAAAAGATATTAATCCCGGAATTATTACAACTATTAGCAATGGTGCAGTAATTATATCGACATTACTTGCTTATTTTATATTTAATAAATCAGTAACTATTAAACAAATTATAGGTATAGTAGTTATGTTAATATCATTTACGATGGGAGCTTTAGGAAATAAATTATTTGGAATTAAAGAAGGACTAGAAAATAGTAAAGATACAACCAATCAAAATTCTAGTAAAAGTAAAGGTGGTGTAAAAAATCAATCTGATAGTAAATCTAGTGCTAAAAAGAAAAATTCAACATCACCTTTATGGATAATAGTTGCTATATTATCAGCCTTTGCATATGCTAGTTTAAGTTTCTTTCAATATCTTGTAACTCAAAAAGCTCCAAAAATGAATATGATAGCATTAGCCATAATGGTAGCGGTGATTGAAGCTATAATTGGAATAACTATTTATTTAATTGCATATATTCCATCTTTATCTGGTATAATTGAAAAAGGTCCATTTGCTAATTATCGGAAAGATTTTAATAAATTATTAAATATTAAGTATTATTTGTTAACATTCTTTCACGCATTTTTTGATGGTGCTGGCTTAACGGCATTACTTAAATCTTATAAAGTTGCTCCAAATCCTGGGTTTTCGGATACTATTAGTGACGCGTACAGTGTTGTACAAAGTATATTAACTTGGATTATTTATGGAAAAAGTATGGACGTTACACAAATCTTTTCAATAATTGTATCAATAATCGGTATTGCTTTAATTAGCAGTTAACTATAAAATAACATTACAATTTGCCGTTATTAAATCATAATTACTTGGAGTATATAAAAATTCTTTGCTTTTATTTGTAAATTTAAATTTACAGAATTTAAATAAAATTTCAAGAGCGTGTTTTCCTTTTATTTTTGAACTTGATTGAGAATATAGTAACCAATCATGCCACATACCTGTATATAGATAACAATAAATATTATTATTTACTTCTTGTGCATTCCCTACCATTTTTAAAACACCATCTCTAATTACTTCATCATCACCTATAAATATTAAAAATGGAGGAAGTTTATCTAGCATATCTGGAGTAGCTAAAACTGGATTAGCCAAAGGATTTTTAAACAATTGTTCTTTTCCTAAGTATTTTAAAGCTTCAATTTTTGAATCTCTCATATTTTCTATTGGAGATTCTTTAAATATTGGATCGCCTGACTTATTTTTTTCACACCATGCTCTTGAAAAATAAGATGGAGTATATTTTCCATCTATATCTATCCAAGGACTTAATAAAAATCCAGAATAAAATAATTTAGGTTCTACCATTGCAACTTGTATAGCAAGAGTTCCTCCTGCAGAATCTCCACCTATTATAATATTATCATAAAGATTTGATAATTTTTTAGCAATATATATAATTTCATTTATTTGAACAGGAAACTGTCTATTTGTTGAAAGAGAATAATCAGGTATATAGGTGTCATATTCAGTATAGTTTGCTAAATAATATCCCATTGCTTCATAGTCTTTATCTCTAGGTTGATTTTTATCAAAGCCTCCACCATGAACAAATAATATACAAGTTTTAGCTTTTTTTCCTTTTTTTTTATATACTAATATATATCCCCTCTCATCTTTCCATTTTACTAACCATTCTCCTGGGTGAATTGTACTTCTTAATATATTATTTTTAAAAGGTAACTCTTTTAGTGAATCTTTATTTAATAAGAATCTCATATATATAATATAAAAGTATTATAAAATTGAAAATATATTTATAAATAATATATTAGTGTAAAAAATGGATAAGCAATGTGCAGTATGTAAACAAGAAATCGATATAAAAAATAATATATATAGAGGTTTTGACTGCACATTTTGCTCAACCTATTGTAGAACAAAGATGTGGAGTAGTATTTATCAAGAAGATACAAATTTTAATAATCCACAACTATGGTCAAATAAAACAAATAAAAAAGAAGCCAAAAATACATGGAAAGTTGATGTACCAAAACCGAAAAAAGATAATGATGTAGAAAATAGTAAATTAACCAAAACATATGAAAGTCAAAGTGAAACTGAAAGTAAAAAAAAATCTGATTTTCCAGATGATATATTATCTAATATATCAGATTATATACCAAATAAAAAATTTTATAGTTACTGTGATTATTATAGTAATTATAATATAATGTTTATAAAAAATATAAAAACATATATGCTAAAAACTATTGAAAGTAGTATGAATATATTTTAATAAAGATATTTTCTATAAATATAATATAATGAGTTTAGGAAAAACCAAATTACAATTAAATAATAGTATGTTATCAATTATATGTATTGTATTTTTTTTACTAATATGCGTAAACATATTTACTAACAATAAAAGTAGAGAAGGAGTTACTTTTACAAAATTTGATAATCGTACATTTTTTACTAGACCTTGGGATAATTTTTGTATTCCTACTGCTCCAACCTGTCAAAAAGACTTTTTGGAAAAACCTGGTATGATAGGAGTATTTCCAATTGGTTGTCATTGTGAAAAGACAGCTATTGCTACATCACCACCTGCTATTCCAGATAGTTGTTATGATATTGATCATAGTTATTATTATAAATAATTTAAAAACATTATTAAATTATAAATCATATATGAATTACAATTTAATTAAACCAGTCATTTATATACCCCTAATTGATGTAATATTATGTAATTTATTTACAAAAAAAGCAAGATGGGTTCAACTGCATAGTTATGTCAATTTATTAATTGTAAATATTATAAAAGATGATGTATATATTCTAATAACAAATCCAGTTGATAATATTAAGATACTTGAAGACTGTGAAGAATTATACTACATTATTGTATTGCATTTATATCATATATTATTTTTTGAAAATAGTTTAATGGATTATTTTCATCATATTGTTTTTGTATTATTCGGTATAGTTCCTATATATTATTATTATAATGTTAATTTAATTAGATTAGCAACATTTGTTGGCTGTGGATTACCAGGAGGAATAGAATATTTTACACTATCATTAGTAAAACATAATAAAATAACATCACTTAATCAAAAAATATTAATGTCAAATATTTATAATTACTTTAGATATCCATTTGGAATATATACATCTTCTATTATACTATTATATCATCAACTAGGATTTATAAGAAATATTAGTAAATTTACTTTATTTTATACTATATTTATGATATTTTTTAATGGAGCATATTTTAATAAATTAACAATAGAAAATAAAACATGGCATAGTTTGTCTACTAGATAAATTACCAATTAATTGGCGATTTGTGCCATTCTAATAATTTATTATTTATTTTACTGAATGGGTTTGAATCTTTAAACATAGGAAATTGTTTAAATGGTTTAAGATAACTAAGTGGTGAAGGATGTGAACTACAAATAAGATAATTAGAATCAGTATTTATATCTTTAAATTTATTAAAAGCGAAGGCTCCCCAGGCTACAAATATAATTTTTTCTCTCTTACTTAATTCAGAAATTATATAATCAGTGAACTTTGACCAAATTGACATTTGTGATCCTGGTGAACCTTGAATAACTGTAAATGCTGCATTCATTAAAAGCACACCTTGTCTAGCCCATTTTTCAAGTGTAAGATCAGTTAAATCAATATCTAGATTATTTTTTAGTTCATATGCAATATTTCTTAAAGAAGGTGGTATTTTATTTCCATTATCTACTGCAAAACATAAGCCAGTAGCCATTTTAGGTCCATGATATGGATCTTGACCAATAATAACAACTTTTATTTCATCAAATTCACAAAAATTAAAACAGTTAAATATTTTTTCATTTGAAGGATAAATATCTAAGTTACCTTTTAATGTATTTCGTTTTTTATTAACAGTTTCTAATATAGAATTTATATTTTCTGGATATTTATCAATTAGTGTTTGCCATGATGATTTCATTTTACTATTATAATTTATAAATATGATTATTCAATTTTATAAATACTATAAAATTGAATACTATTATCAATAAAAATTAATATTAGAATGGAAGAAATAAAAGATAATGGTAAAGATGTTGTTATAATTGGAATACCAATCCACTCGCAAGTACCTCTGTTGCAACCATATCCATATACTATTAAACAAGACTGTAAAAGATTTTGCAGAGATATTTTTAATTTATTAATTCCAATTATATGTGTATTAGGAATAATAGGATTAGTAATGATCATATTAATAAAGTATCTAAAATAAAAATACAATAATATATAAATGATTAAATGTTATTATTTAATATATAAATTAAAACATTCACCAACAATGTGGATTATAAATGTTATGGATAATCCACATATATTTTTTGATGAATTTAAAAACATTAAATCACCTGATGAAAAATATTATATAATTATGAAATATGTACAAGATATTGATTATGAATTAGATTTTAAAAGATTTACTATTTTTAAAAAAGATTCAAAATGTCATATAATTTATGAAAGTATGTTAATATAAAAAATTGATTTTTTTTTAGCGTTTATTATTATTTGTATTTAAACGTTATATACCTACTTATTTCCTTCTATTATGCCTTTTGATCATAAGAAAATTGCTACTCCTGTTTCACATAATAAACAGAGAGACTTCTTTCAAGATCCGTGTAAGTTGGAAGAGAGACATGATGATTCAAATGACAAGACCGAACTATCCCGTCCACGAACGATCCCAGAGCGTGCCTTCAAAGAGATAGATCCCACAACAGCTTGGGAGATCGTAAGTGTAACGCAACAACCCAAGGCACTATCACTCGGGCATTTTATCGCTGACCGGGATCATTGGTCTGTCGATCATGTGCGTTTCGTTGCGATCTCAGACACACATGGCAAGCGGCTGAGCGACATACCAAATGGTGACGTGTTATTGCACTGCGGAGACTTTTCGAACACAGGGCGGCTCGAGGAGGTGCGCGCCTTCTGCGAATGGTTCGGCTCGCTTCCACATCCGCGCAAGATTCTTATTGCTGGCAACCATGACATCGCATTAGACAGTGCTTCATATGTTGATACAGGCCCACGCTTATGTCACCCACCGGACCAAAAGGGCGAGTATGGGACTGTAAGTGCTGAGGCGCACGCCCTTATCGCAGCAATCCCAGATTGCGAGTACCTATGTGACACTGGTACTAGCGTGCGTGGCTTGCGTGTGTGGGGCTCGCCGTGGCAGCCCGCGTTCCACAATTGGGCCTTCAACCTGCCGCGTGGCGAAGCGTGTCGTGCCAAGTGGCGGCTCATTCCAGCAGACAGTGACATTGTTCTTACACACGGTCCGCCCCTGGGTCATGGCGATCTCTGCGCAGGAGGTCACCGCGCTGGATGTTTCGACCTACTTGACGAGCTGCAAAAGCGCGTGCGCCCCAGATTCCACGTGTCGGGTCACATTCATGAGGGGTATGGTGCATGCTCGGATGGCACCACAACCTACCTAAATGCAAGCAGCTGCACATCGCGTTACCGTGCAAGCAATGCACCTCTGGTGTTTGAATTACCGGCGCGCGAGTAAGTAGATAGATTTTTCACAAATCCGATTATGTAAAAATGTGAAAAGAGATTTGGCATGAGATCTTGGTGCAGTAACAATTAAAAAAGATAATTTTAATTATATATTAAAATAATTGCATTTTAATATAAAATAGTATAATATAGTATAATATAGTGACTAAATATGCATAGCATTGAAACTTTATTTTTATTAATTAAACAAGCTATATGTAAATATATCTTTACACCACTAACATGTAGTAAAGAAGATATAAATAAATTATCTAACGAAATATTTATTTTAATAACAAACAAAATTTTAGATTATAATATATGGTATAATAGATTCAAATTCTATTTAACAATACAATCAAGTGGTGAGTTAAATAATTTAGTTGGCTATGTAAAAAATCACATATAAATTAAATTTGAATAACTTTAAGATTATTATTGTCAGTATTGTCAGTATTGTGAGTATTATCACACTTTTTTTTTATTTCAAATAGTCGTTTATATTTTTTTTGACCATCTTTAGTATAACCATCAGCCAACCGTTTTGGTTTTAATTCGTAGTTATATCGCTTAAGAATTTGTCTTATTAAATTAATAAGGGGCCATCTTTGATTGTTTTCTGCATTTTTTTGTACTGATGTAAATATACTAGAATTTAAAATAGTTTTAAATATAGGAATATCAGATTTTATTTTATCATAAAGTATAGAATTAATTAGAGTGTCTCGATATATTATTATACCATCTAAATTCTCAATATTATCACAAACTATGTTACATTTATTAAAAAAACTAATAATAAAAACTTTATTTTTATCGTCATCATTTTTATCGCTATTTTCTAAAGTCATATAATAATAAGAATATTATTATTAATTTAATTCACCACAAATACTATATTTACCACTATCGTCTACACTATAGCTGCCAATGACTGAAGGATTTTTTTTATTATTTAGAATATCTTCATGAAGATAAATATTTTTATTACTATCAATAAAGTATTGAATTCCTTTAATTTCTTGTACCCAAATTTCACATTTTTTTACCTGAACAATATCATTTTTATTTTGTTCTACAATTCCATATGGAGTTCCCTTAATATGTGTTCCACAGAAATCTTCTCCATCTTTTTTCCGTCGTGTACATTGTTCGCCATTTGCACGACATGCACAACATCTAATTTGTAGCGATACAGTATTTTTAACTCGTTTACGACGAGTAAAATCTTCTTTAGATAGTGATAATGAACCATAATCAAATATAAACTGTAAAAAGTTATTTTTATTAGAATCTCCATTAATATCAGAATTATTGTTATTAAACCATTCTTTAATATCTTCTTTAAAAGTTGTTAAATGAGTGTCAACTTTACGTGAAATGCGATTCTCCATATTATACTATTTATTTAAATAGTATAATATTTAGTTCAATTTTTTATACTAAATTAAAAAATAATTTAAATAAATTCAGCCTTTAAAAAAAATATAATTACTAGGTAAAATATAATAAAATATTAAAACTGCTATAAACCATATTAAATACATTAAGTAGCTATGAATATCTATATTCAAAAAAGTCATTGCACTCTGGAAAATAACAAACATAGCTATTATAGTTAAAGTATTTACTGTTATTCTTAATAATGACATATATATAAATTAAAATATTTTATATATTATTCTATATCATAATTAGCTAATTCGTATGGAGCAGATAATGCTTTCTCTTTATCATTTAAATCTATATACTTATCAGTATTAACATAATGATATGTTAAGGATGTATATTGATAATAGTCTTTTGCTACCCATTGCGCATATAATCTTCTAGGTTTATGTTCTTTATCAGTAGAAATAAAAGTACTGCCAATATATGCTATATCATAATTCGTAGCCCAATTTGCATCTACATCTCTAATTTTTAAAGTTGCTTCTATAAAAGCACTTTCTTTTGCTCTTTCTTGAGATATTTCTGATTGGTCTTCTATATCATCTTCACGATTTAAAAAATATTTAGGTGTATTACCAAACAATATAAATCTTACTAAACCTCCACGTTTATGTACACCATACTCGTTTCGAGTAATTAATTCATGATTGTATTCTTCTTCTTTTCTAGATTGTGTCCATATTGCTCGTCTACCAGCGCCAATATAACTATAAAAATAATAGTAAGGTCCTAAATTTGATGTAGGAGATTCTTTTGGCAATCCTAAAGAAGCTATAAATGATATATAATTTTCTGAACCGCCAAAGTATAAAACATTACCAGACGCATATTTGTTATTATTATTATTATATAGATTACAGAGTAGAGGTTCTTTAAAAAATATACTATAAACAGATCTATCAATATTAAAATTTAATACTTTTTTATTATTCATAATTTCAAATATAGTTACCCACCACCATTTATCATTTCTTGAAAGATTTGATAGTAAAAATACTTCTTTATCTTCATAAAATAAATATATATTATGCTGAGTTTCTCTATATCCAATAAATTCAGGTTTAGTTTTATAATTTTGATATATAAGATCTAGTTTAGAATCAGCAGTAGTAAAAACATCATTTGATGTTTTTAAATTTGGAAAAATATATGTATCATTTTCATCTTTATATAATAAAAATAACAGAAATGGAGCAGTGAATTTTCGATTAACTATTTTATATGTACATATTTGTATATTTTTATTAGTTATGAAATTAGGTTTATTAGTATCTATAACATCTTTATTATAATATTTATAATAATCACAACAGTTTTTATCATACAAAATAGTTGTAGGTAAACAGCTAAGAATTTTTAATGGTATATTTAATTCTTTTTTTAATAAAGTTTTGAAAGGACTATGTACTTTATTATAATAGTCAACATCATTATTATCTTTGTTATGTTTTATTTGTTTATTTTGCAATTTACTTGTTTTAGTAAATGTCTCTGACTTATCTTGTAAATTAAATTTAGTTATTATTTTCTCTCGATTTACAAATGATGGGTTCATTATATAAATAAACTATACTATTTTTCTCTTTATATTTTCTTGTAATTTAACTTGTCTATTTTCTAAAATATAATGACTTACTGCTGTTACATCAACATCATCTCGACCGTCAAAATATTTTTCTAAAGTTTCTAATAGAGTTTTTTTATTTAAAGGTGCTTTGGTTTTATTTTTACAATAAACTATTTTACCAGAATTAATATCAAAACAATCTATTTCGTTTTGTTTCATTATAGATAGTAAAGAAGTTGTAAGTGTTTTTTTCTTATTCTTAAGTTCTTTCATACTATTTTGAATAGTTTTTATTTTATCATCTATTTCAATCCACTCTCTAATAATATTAACTAGATCTTCTTTTGATGTCATTAATATTATTAATTATTAATATTTAAATGTCTATTTAAATTAATTAGTATTAAACTGATAATTAACATTAAGTAAGCGACTAATTAATTCAGATTTATTACCTGAACATTTTAAGTTTAATGATTTTAATATATTTTTTAAATCAGATATTTTATAATGTTTACAAATATTTTTATAATCTTCTATAATTGGTAATTGATTGTTAAATAGTTTTTTACTATGTTTCTCACATAAACAACCTAGCTCTGTGATTATAGCTGGTTTATTACAAGAAGAACCTTTGTTTTTTCCATTTTTAAATTTCCATTCACATGAATGTAACTTCATACATAATTTTTTTGGGCAATTTACTCCTCTAATAAGATTAACACCAGATATATCGATAAATGGTAATAATTGTTTATTAATTGTTCTACAGTATGGACATTTAATTTCGTTTAGTTTTAAAAAAGTAGTTTCAAGACTGTTATAACGAGTTTTTTGTTTAACTAGTTCATTATATAAAGCAAGATAGTTAAATTTATGATTACAAGACAGTGTAATAAAGTTATTTTGTAGATCAGTTTGCGTAATTAAACATTTATTATCTAAGTCAGTATTATTATTAGAGAGTTCTTTATTTAATTCTAAAAAAAAATCTATGTTATTATCGGTTAATTTATTATCTAACATATTAATTTAAATAGTTATATTGCATAATCTTTATATTAATATAGTAAATTTTTGAAATATAATATATTAAAAAATATTATATGTCACAAAAAGAATGGGGAAATATAACTTGGTATTTATTCCATACTTTAGCAGAAAAGGTTAATAGTGAAAAATTTAACGAAATAAAACCTACTATTGTATATTTTATACAAGAAACTTGTCGTAATCTACCTTGTCCTATCTGTTCAAACCATGCACTACAAAATCTTAAAATATCAAATTTAAATTTAATTAATAGTAAGGCTGATTTGATAGAATTTTTAAGACAATTTCATAATGTAGTTAATATTCATACAGGAAAAGAAACATATTCCAAAGAGTTTGTAGTAACAAAATATAAAACAGCCAATTTGTTAGCTATAATAAATAGATTTATACAAGTGTATTCTCATAAATATGGTAACTTTGAAATAAATTCTTTTTTAAGAGCAAATGAGCGACAGAAATTTGTTAAACAAGCAACAAATCTATTAAAAATTATCATACAATATTGTAATTAAACAGTTGATGAGGAAATTAACTCTCCGCCTTTCCAAACTTCACATTTAAATGTTTGTTTAGAAGGACGCGTACATATCGCATTATTAGATACTAATTCATTGTAAAACAATAAGTCTTTATGTCCTGAACTATACCAAAGCCAGAACCACGCAGTACCAACAAGCAAGCCAATTACTCCTCCTAATATAATACCACTAGTATTAGAACAATTATTACGATATTGGAATATAGAATTTACTAGTGCGAACACTAATGTAACAGCTATTACCATAGGATTTGCTAAACCTCCCGGATGCATTGGTGGTAACATTGGCCAAAGTAAATAGGCTAATGTAAACCATGAAATAGCTGCTTGTGTACTTGGGCCTTGATATGGATGGCTACCCATACTAAATAAGTCACAACTTAGAGCTGCATTAGGACTACGTTCACTAACTAAACCCATCATTCCAAAAAGATAACATAAAAGTATTGTAACAACAATGCCTCCTAAATAAACAACGCCAGTAAGTTTTAGATTAAATACTGATGCTAGTACTAAAAATGATACAATAAATAATGGATATAAAGCGCCAATTAATTTTGAAAGATTACTAATAGTAAGTAAAATACCAGCCATTTATAATTTATAAACATATTTTAATTATAAATTATAAATAGTATTTAGTGGTTACATTTTAAAAAAGTTTTATTTTTATCATTTATTCTGTATATATGAATATTACATATATTACAATATCTGTCATGCGAATTAAATACCATAGGATGATATCGTCTAAGTAAATATGCCAAAAAAAAATCAGTTTTAATAGTTGATTTTATTGAGTGGTTTGTGCTCATAAGAGAGATAATTTCATAATTTGGTAATTTACTAAAAATTATAAATAATATTTCATCTGGTAAGTAATCTATCATTATATTAGTCAACGAATATAATATCAAAAACTTCACTAATAGAACTAACCATTGTAAATTTAATATTATTTAATATTGCTTTATTTTTAAGATTTTCTTCAAACTCTTTAAAATCTTTATCATTATCTTTTGGATATATAAAATGAGTTACGCCAGATTCTATACCACCTAAAATTTTTAGATCTAATCCACCAATCGCAGTTACTCGCCCTTGTAAACAGATTTCACCTGTCATTGCAAAATTTCTATTAATTTTTCTATCAGAAAGTAGACTGTAAATTACAGTAGTAATAGCTGCACCACCAGACGGACCGTCTTTTGGAGTAGCACCTTCTGGCACATGAATATGGATACCAAATGATTTATTTTTTTCAAATTTTTCTAATAATTCTGTTTGTCTTTTAGTAGATAAAAGATTCCAAGCTACAGTTTTTGCTACATTCATACTCTCTTTCATAACATCACCTTGCATTCCAGTTAGTTTTAAATCCAAAAATGTAGAACTTGGTAAATACTTTGCTTCAATTGGTAATAAACCACCTTGTCCATAACTATTTGCCCACAAACCACTTACAACACCAATTTTATGTTCATTAAATATTTGCTTAATCTTAAACTCATGTCTATCTTTTAAATACTTATATTTGACATCTTCAATTGTTATCTTTAAAGGGTAGCTAATATTATCACTTATATTAGCTAATTCTGATAAATTAATTTCAGCAATAATTTCAAATAATAGTTCTTTCAGTTTTCTTACACCAGGTTCTTTTGTATAATTTGTTATAATATATTCGATAACTTTATTATCTATATCTATTACATTTTCCAATCCCATTTTTTTATATAATTCTGGTAATATATAGTTGTTTGCAATGACTAATTTTTCTTCAATTGCTAAATTTTTAAATTTAATACGATGAATTCTATCTAGTAAAATTTTATCAATGCTATCTACATCATTATAAGAAAATATAAATAATACTTTTGATAAATCTAAGTCTATACCACTAAAATATTTATCTTGAAATGTATCATTTTGCGTTGGATCAATTAGATGTGTTAAAATACCTATAATTTCTTTACCATGTTCTGTTCGGCTTATTTTATCTAATTCATCTATAAATATAATAGGATTCATACATTTGGATTCTATCAAAATATCTACTATTCTCCCCCATGTAGAACCTACATATGTATAATTATGACCTTCTAATGTACTACCATTAGCAGAACCACCTATCGCAATAAAAGCAAACGGTCTTTCGTTTCCATTCTCATCTTTTAAACAACTAGCTAATCCTCTCTTAGCCAATGATGTTTTGCCAACCCCAGGTGGACCTTCAAATCCAAAACAATATCCTCCCTTTTCACCATTTATCCATTGACCGATAATTCTCTCAACTTGTCGTTTTGCTTTTTCATGTCCGTGAACCGCATTATTTAAAGTATGTTTAACTTCTGAAATATATTCACTAATAAAGGTTATATTTTTTTCTAGATTATAAATATCTTTCATTAATAATTTAACTATATTATTAGGGTTAACAACATTTATAAATTTATCAATATTAATCCAAATACTATTAATTATATCAAAATTATTATTATTACTATTTATAAAATCTATAATATCATTTTGTATTTGTGATAATTTTTTATTGCTATAAGGGATTTTATTATAAGATAATTTATGACTTTTAATAATATCATTAATAAATGAAACTATAGTTATAATATCGTCTTTTTTTATTTTTTTTATACTAGAAGTCAATATAGAATAAGATAATTTGGTTAGATTTGTAATATGATTATTTTTTATAAAATCAATATATCTTAATATTTCATGATTAGTATAGCGTTGTTTATCTGGAATTTTACATTCGGATATTAGTTCTTTGCTTTTTTCTAATTTTTCTTTTATATTATGAAAAATTTGTAGATTATTTTCTACCATAGTTAGACATGGTTCTTCTCTCATTATGGTAAAAGGTATTTTTAATAATCCATCTAAGTATTGTCTTGCTTTAGAACCAGTATCTTCAGATTTAGCTTTTATTTCTTTTAGCTTTAAAATAGCCTTTTCTTTAACGCTGTCACTGGCTTTTAATAAACATATTTGTTGTTCTAAAGGTATTTTATCACTATCATAATTACATAATGTATTTGTATAGTGTATTGTCTGCTTCATAGCTACTTTGAAATATTTTTTTGTATTCCATGGCAAGCTATCATATAATAATGTTTGTTCTAATGTATCAATTGAACCATTATTTTCATTTGAAAGTAAATCATATAGTAAATATGCTAAATATTGAAAATCTTCTTCATTACCCTGAATTAATAGTTGAATTAATGTAGTTCGTTGTGTATACAGTTCATTATTTAAAAACTCTTTAACTACTTGAGTAATTGTTTTTTGTTTTATAAGTATTAATTGATTTAATATTGATGTAAAACGTTGACTTAATTCATTTATTGAATAAACTAATAAATCTTTAATTGTTAAAGTATCAATATATCTATTCCAATGTTCTTCATCATATTTCATATCTTTAGGTTTACACTTTTCTAATTGTGCAAATTTTTTTGTTATATATTCATTTTCTAGACAAGTAATCAATGTATCATCTACAAAACAGGCGGCGAGATAGGTACGTTTATTTTGATAATCATGTAAACATAATTTTATACCGTATACTTTTGTTTGAAATGATTTACTTGTTCTAGCTAAATCAAAACAGTCTAATAAAAGACCATTTTCACAAATCATGCTATCTTCAACAATTTTATTTTTTAATATTACTTTTTTATTATTTGGTGTAGTATCTTGTTTCCAATGTAAAATCTTATAATTAATTGGATGTACACGTTGTAATAATAAATTATATTTATCTATTAAATCATTTTCAATATTATCTATGTAATTTTCTCCAAAAAGCAAATAGATTAAATCACCTAAAGTATCTGTGCCAAAATTTTTTATTATAATTAATAATTCCTCTTCTATTTTTTCTATACGATTTGTGGTCTCAATTATATTAAATTTTTGATTATTTAATTTAGCTTGTTCGCCTTTAATATCATTAAATAGTGTATCTAAAGTACTTATGCATACATTAACTTCATTTGCGCCCAAAATATCATATAATTTATATTTTTGACAAGATGATATAGTTTTTGTAATTATATTTTTTAAATTATTCATCTTATTAATTAAAAACTCAATTTTATTAATAGTATTTAATTTTTTTTGGTTATTCATATATATATAGAACTATATTAGTGACTGCAACTTTTACTTATATTTTAAATATGAACCAAATAAAAATTGATATATATTATAATTTAAAATATTTATGATATATTATCACAAATATGGGTATACCAAGCTATTTTGTTCATATTGTTAAAAATTATCCAAATATTATTAAAGAATATAATCAAAATGAAATAGAGATTCATAATTTATATATTGATAGTAATTCTATTATCTATGATGCTATTCAAAATATAAGTTTTAATAGTAAAGATAAAAATTATGAAAGTAAAGTATATAAATGGGTATTAGGTCGATTATCTTATTATATAAATTTAATTAACCCGACAAAAGAAATATTTATTGCCTTTGATGGTGTTTCGCCTGTTGCAAAACTAGAGCAGCAGCGAAACCGAAGATATAAAACATGGTATACTAATGATTTTCTTGAAAAGATAGATAATGATAAACAAGAAGCATGGGATACGACAGCTATTACCCCAGGTAGTGAATTTATGAAAACACTTAGTAATTTGTTAGAATCATATTTTAGTAATAAATATAAAAATATTAAAGTAACTATTTCTAGCAGTAATATTCCAGGCGAAGGAGAACATAAGATTTATCAATATATGCGTGATAATGAAGAATATCATAGTAGAACAACTACTGTAATATATGGTTTAGATGCAGATCTAATTATGTTATCCCTAGTTCATTTAAGAATTTCTCTAGATATCTATCTTTTCAGAGAGACTCCACATTTTATATCATCAATTAATAGAGATCTTAAACCAAATAGCCTATATGTATTTGATATTTTTGAATTAGATGAAAAACTAAATAGTCTGATGCATAACATGCCAAAAAAAAATTGTACACTAGATTATATATTTATTTGCTTTCTATTAGGTAATGATTTTATGCCTCATTTTCCTGCACTTAATATTAGAACCAATGGAATTCAAATTATTTTAGATGTTTACAAAAAACATTTTAGTGAAAATAATGAATTACTGATTAAAGATAATAAAATACAATGGAAGAATTTACGTAAATTTTTACAAGATATTAGTGAAACAGAAGAAAAATTATGTATAATTGAGATGAAAAAACGAGATAAATTAGAAAGAAATTTAACTTTAAAATTTCCTCAAATAAAAGATTTAGAATCTCTAACATCACTACCAATATTAGATAGAGCGCAAGAGAAATATATTAATATTGGTGATAATGGTTGGCAAAAAAGATATTACAAAGAACTCTTTAATATAGAAATAGATGATGTAAGAAAGCAGCAAATTTGTCTTAATTATCTAGAAGGACTTGAATGGAATTTTAAATATTACACTGATAAGTGTCCAGATTGGGGATGGTGTTATAAATACAAATATCCTCCATTACTAGAAGATTTATGTAAATATATACCACAATTTGATACAACATTTATTGAACCTAACAGTAATACAGCAGTTGATCCATTAGTACAATTATCATATGTATTACCAAGAAATAGTCTTTACTTACTTCCTGATAAATTATATAAAGAACTAATTAGATTAAAGCCAGAATGGTATAGATTAGATTATAAAATTGTTTGGGCGTATTGTAGATATTTATGGGAAGGTCACGTTGATTTACCAGAAATAGATATTACTGAACTTACTAGAATAGTTAAAATGGTTTAAAGATAAAATAGAATAGTAAATTGTGTATAAAATGCAGCTAATATGCTTTTTTCTCATGTGTAAAAGTATCTTCGGGGAAATTATTGAAGATTGGAAATCATTTAATCACTGGGATCCTGAAATTAGTGCAACGGGTGGTGGTAATAATGAATTTCAGCAATATTATTTACACCCAGAAGCAGCTAGACTTATAAATGGTACACTACAATTAAAGCCATTATTTGATAGAGGTGATTTACGAGAAGATATTGATCTGTATGGTTATGGTTGTACTAATAATTGGAATAATGGATGTTATTCTAAAGGTTCAATGCATTGGAATAAAGGTGAATTACATTATGTAAATAATAAAGCTATTCCGGTGGGCGGTAAAAGAACCAAACCTTTTATTTCTACAAAATTAGTATCAAAAAAGACATTTGGTTATGGTACATTAACTGTTGTATTTAAATTGCCAAAAGGAAATTATTTATGGCCAGCAATTTGGATGTTACCTGCAACGAATAAAATTTGGCCAATTGGAGGTGAGATTGATTTAATGGAAAGTATGGGTAATTCTCCAGAAATGGGGTTTGCAATGAATTATAAGACAGTTAGTTCCGCCTTACATTATGGTTATAATGAATCATTATTTCCTATTATTTTTAGTGAATTTGCTGAAAAAATTCAAAAAGTTACATTTAACAGGTTTGATCTAAGTGATGATTGGCATAATATAACATTAATTAGAAATCCATATAATCTAATTATTAATATTGATAATCATGAAACTCTGAATTGCGATAAACTATTTAGAACAGCTGCAAAAAGTCAAGACAGTTCAAATATATATCGAGACGAAGTTATGAAAAAAGGATATCTTGCAGGATTTTATAAATATGCTAAGATGATGGGTAAATATATACCAGATTTTTTACTAGATGATAACAATTATGACGCGCCTTTTCATGATAGATTTAAATTAATTATTAATTTAGCAATTGGTGGAAATTTTTTTGGAGATTCTATGAACTCAGGAGAAAATAATGTAAAACTTCCTTGGACATCAATTGAAGCAGGAAGTCATCCAGCCGTACAATTTATTAAAAATATAGATGAATGGTATGATTGGGGAAATAAACCAGAAGAAAATTATATAAATAGTTGTCTATTACCGATTGAAGAATGCATTAAAGACAATTTACCTTGTGATAAATATAAAGATTGTTATTTAGAAAATGAAAAACATTTAGCTTATAAAAAACCGGAAGTTAGTGACAAGACTATTTTTCATATAAAAAATATAGTTTTTGATGATTATTATAAATAAAATAATTTAAATATTATATTTATTATAATATAATATGTCAAATCCTATTTATAATTCACTAAGTGTTAATACATTTAAACAACTATTAGAATTAGTAGATGATCCAAATCATAAAGAGAGTGTTGCTATTATTATAAAATGTGGCGCAGAATGGTGTGGTCCTTGTCAAAGAATAAAACCATATTGTCATGATAAATTTAAAAAGTATCCAGAAAAAGTTTTATGTTTTGATATAGATATTGAGCAGGATGAAAATATGGAATTATATCTAGCATATAAACAAAAAAAAATGGTTCGTAGTGTACCTGTAATTTTTGCATATGTTTCAAATCCAGATCGTAATAAAGATCATTGGTGGGCACCGGATTTCAGTGTAAATAGTGCACAAACTCATGATTTAGATAATTTTTTTGCGAAAGTTACAGCAATGACAAAATAAGTTATAATAAAAAAATAATGTTTGTTTATTTATTATAAATAATGTCAAAATTAGATATTGATTTAGATATAAATAATTATAATTTAGATGATATATTAGGATTATTTAAAATAGATAATAATTTTGATACAAATGATGTAAAAAAATGTTATAAAATGGTATTGAAGTTACATCCTGATAAAAGTGGTCTAGATAAAGAATATTTTTTATTTTACACAAAAGCATTTAAAATTTTAAAAAATGTTTTTGAATATAAAAATAAACGAAATAGTCATTTAGACGAATATAAATCTAAAATCGAATACTTAGATATAGACGAACAAGATGTGGGAAAAAAATTATTAGTAGATAATTTGCATAAAAAAAAAGGTGAAGATTTTAATAAATGGTTTAATAGAGCATTTGAAAAAATTAATATATCAAATTTGTCCAATGATGGATATGGAGATTGGTTAAAATCAGATAATGATGAAGAAAATTTAGATATTAAATCTGTTAGAGAAATGCATGATATAATAAATAAAAAAAAAGAATCTTTATCAGCATTAGTTAAAATAGATAAAATAAGTCAATTATCACATATTGGTAATATTAATGAATTAGATAATGGGCAGCCGGAATCGTATTCAGCTTCTGTATTTAGCAAATTAGCATATGATGATCTTAAAATTGCACATACAGAAAGTGTTATACCAGTATGTAATAGAGACTATGAAAAAATTCAAAAATTTAATAATATTGGTAGCCTTCGTGAATTTAGAAATACACAAAACCTTAAACCAATGTCAAAACAACAGGCAGAGAATGAATTAGATAAAAATAATACTAATGAAGACGAAAGAAATACACAATTAGCGTATAGATTAACAAAACAAGCTGAAGAATCAGAAAAGGCTAATACAAAATTATGGAATATGTTAAGAACACTTAAATAGATTTATATCAAGAACAGCATAAGTTATACAACCTTTACTTTCTTTATTATATTTTTTTTTTATTTGTATAGTCCAACCATCTGATATTTTTTTTCGTTTAAATTTATCTTTTGGTAAAAGATTATTTTTTATTAAATAATCTATTATCTGTTTATTTGCATAATAATAATTATTATTACTACTATTTATTATTAATACTTGTGGATTATCCCATTTATCATTTATCCTAATATATGTTTTAATATTAATTTTTTCATTATCTCTCATATCATTAGTTAATGTGAATTTATTTTCAAACATTAAAGAACTTTCTAATTCTTTTTGTTTTTTTTCAGCTTCTTTTATTTTATCTTTACACAGAATGCATATTTTTTCCTGAGGGTTTTTGTACTGTGATTCATATAGTTTATTACAACGTTTACAATAGTGAGTATATCTGATACAATCATCACATATTTTTTCTAAATTATTGGATGCTGTTTTTTTATCAATATTAAATTTTTTACATTTTACACATTGTAAATAATGTTTTTCTAATTCTATTTGTTTTTTTCCTTTTCTAATTGCTTCTTCACTAATTATTTGATGGGCATCAATACATTCACTCCCAACAGTTATTTGTATATTTGTTTCTTTATTTTGTAAGATAAATATATTTTTTATTTGTTTTTTTCCACAAGAACAACGTGATAGTGAGTCTTCGTCATAGTGTGTTCCTAATTCAATAAAATATTCTTCTCTATCAAATCCTAAAAAATTCTCATCCAGTTTGTATATTTGTTCTGGAGTCATAGTTAATAATAATGATAATGCATAATCAGTTGGTTTATCAGTTTTTTTTGGAAAATTTTTAATACCATTTGCAAATAATGCTGGTCCTATTAGTTTTTTTACTTCTTGAATAGGTTCTTCGAAGTTATATTCTAAATATGCTTTTGAAATATTCTTTTGATTTTTTATAATATATTTTATTATTATATTCTTTACTTCTAATGTTATTTTCATTTTTACCATTCTACCATTATTATTCTTAAAAATACTATTGTCTTCGATACAATCATAACATTGTTCCATAATAATTAAATTTATTATATATTTAATTTTTCAATTTTAATTACTTTTTTATTTTAAAATGTCTTATATATTATATATATGCAATTTACTAAACTAATAATAATTTTTATAGTATTTATGGGTTTATCTACATTATATAAACGATTAAAACTAGATAGTGACACCAAAACAAATAGTTATTATCATAGTATGATTGAAAAATATTTATTAAATAAAGATAATTTAGGAAGTGTAACTAAACCTATATTATGGATATATTTACAAAATAATACCCCAATTTTACCTGAGGTAAATAGTAGATTTTGGATAAATTTTGGTTCTAGGTTAACTTCTAATTTTAACCAACCTTACCAAAAGTTAACTATTCAATCTATAATTGATAAATGTGGTAAAGATTTTAATGTATGTCTAATTGATAATTCTGCATTCAAGTATCTTCTTCCAAATTGGAATGTAAATTTAGATAAAGTTGCATTACCAATAAGAAATCATCTACAACTAATTGCCTTAACAGCTCTACTAAATGCATATGGAGGAATAGTTGTACCGTCTTCTTTTATATGTTTCAAATCACTTAAAGATATTTATAATAAAGCGCTTGAAAGTGGTAAATTAATTGTTGGTCAATTTCAAAACTTAACTTGTAATGAAAAATTAAATAGAGATGTTATTGCTTCTCCATTACTAATGGCTTCTACACCAAATAATAGCACTATTCAAAATTTTAATAATTATCTCTCTGAACTAAATTCTAAAGATTTAACTAATGAACAAGATTTCCTAGGAAAAGTTAATTTATGGTTAGAAACAAATGACACTTTATCGATTTGTGGAAGAACTATTGGTACATTAAAGAAAGATGGGTCATTAATACATGTTCAAGAATTATTAGGTTCAACTTATTTTGAATTAGCAGAATTTGCTTATGGACTATATATACCATGGGATCAACTAATTAATCGGGTTAGTTTAGGCTGGTTTGTAAGATTATCGCCTGAACAAGTGCTAGAAAGTAATACTATGATTGCAAAATATTTATTAGCATGTCATTAAATTAAATAGTTTAATATATTATTTAACTATTTAACTATTACTATTAAAATAGATATAATAAGTTATATTATAAATTGATTTTTGATAATCTGTTTTAGATTTATATTCAATATTTAAACTACTACATAATTGTCTAATAATAGTTAAAAAATTGTTATAATCAATCTTTCTAGTTATATAAAACTGCTTAGAATTATGATAATAATCTTTCAATATAGTTGTTAAATTAACTATTAAATTATAATATTCAGCTTTTTTGTAAGCAGTTCTATTTAATATATAATAATTTTCTTTTTTTTCACATATTTCATCTAATAGATCAGTCAATATATTGTTGGGTATAATTTTTTTAAAAAGCTGATTTGTCATTAATAAATATAAATATTTTTTATTTCATATTGTCTATCAAATTATTGGTTAAAAAAGATAATTCAATTTCATTTTCATGAATATTATAAAAAATTGTTATATATTTACATATAGTTTTTATTATAATATATTTTTTTTCTTCTTCTATAATATCAGTTATCTTTATAAATAAATATAAATTATCCAAAATATCTATAACAGAATAACCTCTATCGTATATATTGTATAAAAGTTCAATTGCTTTAGATAAATCATTATTAATACAAAAATGAATATATTTATCAAAATCATTAAATGATATATTTGTACAAGTATTCACTGCAATATCATATGTAACATAACAATTAAGTAATTTAAATTTTTCTAGATAACTAATTAATGTTCTTACAGAATTATTGCATAGTGATATAATAAAATCTTTTGCTTTATCTTCTATGTTTATATTTTCTGTGTTACAAATTTTATTAATTATATTATTAAGATGTATTATTTCTAATGGTTTAATTTTTATTATAAAAACACGTGATTGATAACTATCAATCACTTTTTGTATATTTGAACATGATGATATAAAACAGACATTTTTACTGTATTTATCTATACAATTTCTAAAAACCTGTTGACTCTGTTCATTGATATTATCAATATCATCTAATACCACTATTTTTTTTTTATTGTGTATACTAGACATTGTCTGACAAAATGTTTTAACATCTGATCTATAATACGAGATACCTTGATCTTTTAATGAATTTATAGTTAATATATTATCTGGATCATAATTATCATTATAATATGCTTTTATAATAGAATTAATTAGTGTAGATTTACCACTACCTGAATCACCTACTAGTAAAATATTTAATAGTTCAGTATCAACAAATGTTTCTAATAATTCTATAATTGTAGGATTCATTTCAAAGTCTTTTAAACATTTTGGTCTATATTTATATATAAATGGTTGATCCATAATTTAATATGTATAAATAAGTATTTAAGTTTATGTATTTATAATATACAATGAATATATTTAATTCTGAAAATAACAATGAAACACATTATTCCATATTAGGTGTTCAACAAAATGCATCACAAGAAGAGATTAAACGTGCTTATCGTAAATTATCATTAGATTTACATCCAGATAGAAACAAAGGAGATATAGAGAAAGAAGATAGATATAAAAAGATAACATCAGCTTACAATACACTAAGTGATGTAAATCAACGTGAGCAATATGATAGTAGTATTATGTTTAATAAATTAAATATACCTGATAGTGTATTTATGAATATGTTATTTAATCCAATTGATATAGAAAATGTATTATCTGAATTAAAAAATAGTAACTTTTCAAATCATAGATTAAATAAAAATATCCCAATAGATATTTTTTCGAATCTTGGCAAATGTTCATTATTTAATCAAGGAATTAATAATTTTGAATTTGATTCAAAACCAAAAAATATTAATATAACAATAAATCTTTCTCTCTTAGATGCTTATAAAGGTTGTAAAAAACCAGTTAATATTAAACGATGGATATATGAAAATAATAAAGAGACTGAACAACAAGAAACTATTTATGTAGATATACCAAAAGGGATTGACAACAATGAAATTATTACAATTAAAGACAAAGGGAATCGTTTAAGTTATAATAATAAAGGTGATATAGAAGTTAAAATAATAATAGATAATAAAACAGATTTTGAGAGAAATGGTATAGATTTAATATATAAAAAAAATATAAGTTTAAAAGAATCGTTATGTGGATTTAGTTTTGATCTATATTATATAGACGGAAGAGAATTTAAAATTAATAATGAAGCTGGAAATATTATACCACCGGATTTTCGTAAAACAATATCTAATTTTGGAATGTCTAGAGATAATTCGATAGGTGATTTAATTATTATATTTGATGTTACGTATCCAAAAACTATTAGTGAAAAGCAAATTAAAGAATTATCTAATATTTTATAATTAATATATATAATGAAATATAAAATACTACTTTTTATTATAATATTAATATTGTTTGTGATATTAATTAAAAAATGTTTTTACAATAATAAAATTTATTTAGTAGAAAGTTTTGAAAGTGAAAAATTTCCACCAATACAACAATATAGTAATATATTTACACCTGACGAATGTAAACAAATTATAGATCTAGCAAACCCAAATCTTTTTAGAAGTAAATTAGGAGTTGAGGAAAAAACTGGTATATCTAGAACTAGCAGACAAACTTGGATTCAAAAAGACTCATTACCTTGTGTTGAGCGTGCTTCAAAATTTGTAGCAGATTTAACAGGTTTACCGGTTGAAAATCAAGAACAATGGCAAGTATTAAGATATGAACCAGGACAAGAATATAAAGCACATTTTGATGCCTGTTCTTCAGCAACAGATGAATATAATAAATGTGTAGAAAATGAAGAAGAAAAAGGATGGGGTAAACGGGTTTACACTTTTTTTATATATTTAAATGATGTTCCAGAAGGTGGAGAAACTTATTTTCCTCGTTTAAATAAAATATATAAACCTAAACAAGGAAATGCTATATTTTGGCATAATTTAACAAGAGATCAAAAAATGGCTCATCCATATTCAGAACATGCTGGAATGCCCGTTAAAAAAGGCGAAAAATGGGCTATTAATGTATGGGTAAGGCAAAATCCAGAAAAATCAGAAAAAAACTAATTATTTCTCTCTATTTTTCATAACAAATTGGGCAGTCCATAATAATATTAAATAACATATTTTAATATTATTTTTATAATTTTAATGACCTTGTAAGAATTTTAGTAATCCATCTTTATTTCTCTCTCCATTATAATCTGCAACCTTTTTTCCATTTTCTAAAAGAATCATTGTTGGAAATCCACTAATATTATGTTTTTTGCATAATTCTGGACCATCATCTTCATTCATTTCAACAGCACGCATACTAATTCCTGTATTATTTGATTTTGCTGCAGATTTCCATTCGGGCATTAAAGTTTTACAATGACCACATCCGTTCATATGTACTAAAACAAATTCTTTATTATTTGATAATCCTTCACTAAATTTTTTTGTTCCATTAAATACTGAACCAAATACAACAGCTAAAAGAATTGCTGCTAAGACTAGATTAACAGGACTTAATTTTCCACATTTACCTTTTGCCATATATATAATAAATATATAATAAATATATAATTATTTAAAACATCAGTCTATACTAAATAGTAATGGGTGAAGATAGTTGTGCAATATGTTTAAATAATTATGAAGAAGATGACAATATATATATATTAGAAGCTTGTAATCATAAATTTCATACTAAGTGTATTGTAGATTGGTTTAGATGTGCATCAAGTTGTCCTTGTTGTAGAGATAACACAGTTGAACAATTAAATGAGATTCCAGCATTTGTTTTGAGAGAGAGAGCTAAAGAATTAAAAAAGATTTCAAGGCGAGCAAATGCTCCTGAAGATTTAAAAAAACTCGTAGAAAGATTAAAAATTTGTGATCAAAAAATGAAAGCTAAATCGATAGAACTAAAAGAATTTAGAAAAGAACACAAAGAGATTTTATCTAAAGAAAAGAAATTACAGCGTGAAAGTTGGAATTTAACTTGGGGTAAAAGAAAAAATGAAAGATTAGTTGGAATATATAATACTAATGAATATCCTTTACCTTATCTAATAATAAATAATTATGAAGGAATACCAATTTAGTATTAATAATGATAATATAAAATATATAAAGATGTATATTATATTATATTAGATGAGTACAATACAGCGATTAAACAAAGAGTTAGCAGATATAAATAAGAACCCACCAACAAATTGTTCGGCAGGATTAATTGATGATGATATTTTTCATTGGCAAGCAACAATTATGGGACCGGAAGATACACCATATCATGGTGGTGTATTTGAGTTGCGAATAGACTTTCCACAAGACTATCCATTTAAACCTCCAAATGTTATTTTTACTACACGAATTTATCACTGTAATATTAATAGTAATGGTAATATATGTCTTGATATTTTAAAAGAACAATGGAGCCCAGCTCTTACTATAAGTAAAGTTCTATTAAGTATATGTTCATTAATGAATGATCAAAACCCAAATGATCCACTAGATTCAGATGCTGCTGAATTATATTTAAAAGATTATAATAAATTTTTAGAACAAGCAGCATTTTATACTACAATGTATGCTAGTAATAATTAAATATAATATTTAATAAGCTATTTAATTATTAATATGTTTAGTAGGAATATCAGAAGATACCAAATAGATAGAGTTTTCAGTACAAACAATATAACAACCTGCTACATTATAAATTTTACTGATAGGACTAGTGTATTCCTCTGCATTTTTTACTAGTAATTTTTCATCTTGATCTTTCTTTACTCCAATAAGAACGTCTTTTTTTAGAGAATCTGTCCAATAATCTAACATAATAGGTTTGTCATCTACAATAGCAAGTTTAGCAAGATGTCTCCATAATTCAGCAGGAGGTAGTTTAATTGAAGACTCCGAGTCTGTCATGTAATATATTAAATTTATATAGGCTTTAAATACTTATATTTAAAATACAATTAAATTAAATTATTTTAATAATTTAATTTATATATTATGACATCTAATTGTAAAAATAGTATTTTAAATACTGACTATTATAATAAAACAATAGAGGATAATTATATAACTATTTTTGGTCAATATAATAAATTAATTACAGATTATTTAAAACATTGTTATGATAATATATGTATTCAAAATTTTGAATATAAAAATTATATAATAAAGCAAGGTATATTAACTATTAAACATGTATTTAAAATATTACTTATCTACACAAAAAATCTAGAAATGACTATTTTTAATTGTCAGAAAGCATATATTTACTATATTGAATTTATTGGTCAAATAAGTGAAGACAACCATAGTTTTTTACAATTAAATTCTAAAGATGCATCTCTATTTGTTTATAAGAAAACTATTTTTGATGTTAATAATGATACAACTAAAAATTTTTCATCAAATGATAATATAAAAAATATAACTAACATAATTAATCCAATAATTGATATTTATAATTCTATATTATTTAGATTAATTACAGATTACGATGATAATGAAATCATCAAAATAGTTAATATAGATTTTCAAAAGATTATTCAAAAAATAATAAAACTATTTTTTGAACTTAATGATCTTGGTATGTTAGATAAAATTAATTATTTTATTTTACACTTTAAAGAAAAAAATATATTAGATAATCTAGATTTATTTATAAAAAAAATAAAAAAAAAAGATTTAACTAATGCAAATTTAGATTTACAAATAATTAATCAACAAAATTTCAAAAATAATAGTGAAAATAATTTAATCAATAATATTTTTAATAACTTATGATACATAAATTATTCTTTTAATAACTTATGATACATAAATTATTCTTTTCTTATTTTTTTTTGTAGACGTTATTTTAGTATTTTTTTGTATTTCAGGATTATTAATATATATATTTTGATACTCGTTATCTAGAATTTCTTTAATATAATAATAAACTTTATATAATACATCTTCATCGCATTTACCAACAATTAAAATACTTCCAGTTCTAAATATCATAAAAGATAATTTATATTTAATATCTTTGTCTTGAAAATTATACTTGCATTGAATACCTGGATATTGACAAGCATCAAAAACACAATCAATTTTATATTTATATTTTAAAATATCTAATAATTTATCACGATTTAAATAAAAGCCACAATTAAAATTTGAATTAATTAAAACAGTTTCTGATTTATTAAGATCATAATTTATAGTTTCATCACCTGAATATAATCTTAATACACGAACTAATAGATCTAGTGTTGAAATTAATGTACTATCATCTCTTATACCAGGAATTTCTAATTTACCAGTATTAAATACTTTAACATGTATTTCTTTAAACTTATCACCTTGAGTTATTCGAAGTAATAAAACAAAACAATTATAAAATGCACTTCTTTTTTTAGATCTATATGATGTAATATCTTTTTGACATAGTCCAATACTAATTTTTCTAATATCTCTAAATTTAATACGTCCATTTGGATTTATAATTCTACTAATAATCTGTTCATCTACATTATTTTGATTCTCTAATCGTTTAGTCATTTCTTTCACACTATCTTCATTTGTGAAATTAAATTTCATCTGTTTTTTAACTACACCTTCTTGCATTGTATGATATGGCGTAACTTTTATATTCCAAAATAATTCATTTAAATTAATAGATTGATTTAAATATGCTATTTTTGTCTTAGTCGATATATATATATCTGTTGCTTTAGGAATATTTTCATGTAATATTTCTTTTGATTCCATTAAATAATTATCATCTATTTCTCCCTCAAGACAAAATGTTGACCATGCACTATTTATATCTATCTCTTCATTTAAATTATCATCCATCTCTATTTATATTATAAAAATTCTTTATATATTATTTTCAATTATTTTCTAAATTTAAATTATAAAATGATATCATCATTTTCCGTTGAAACAACTAGTACCCAATTCAAAAATATACCGGTTGTAATCGAAAAAAAATTACCTGTTTCTGCTCCAATCAAAATTCCTAAACGCTCTGACGACCATTTATCAAGCGAATATGAATTAAATTTAAATTTTTTCAATCCTAGTAAAATGAGTCCGCCAGATTGTTGGAAAACTAGATTGGAACAGAGAATGAAGTCTCTTTATGAGACAACGCTATCTGTTAGTGAATAAAACAATAAATTTAATTTATTGTCACTATCATTATCAACATTATGTATCACAAATTCTATCTCTTTTAAAACTTTATTAGTTATTTTAAACATATTATTTCGTATAATATAACTACAATAATCCTTAATTACTGTATCTAGATCAATATTATATATTGTTAATAAATTATATATTTCTTTATTAAATTTTTTATTATCACCTTTTTTTATTACATTATCTATACTCTTAAATAATTCGTTGTCTATTACTTTTATATTTTGTATTGCTAATTGGTTAGATTGCATGTAATTAATCATACTTCTCATATCAGAGTTATATGTATTATAAATAGATTCAAGTTGACTATATGATAATTTTAAATTCTCTTCATTATTTATTTTTGATAAAAAATCTATTATATCTTGTTTTGGTAATTGATTAAATCGAAGTTTTACAAATTCATTTTGTAAAGAGTCATCTATTTTACTAATATAGTTACAAATTAAGCAAAATCTTATATTTTCTTGATATTCTTGAAGTAAATATTTTAATGCTTGTTGTGCATTTTTTGTCATATAATCTATTTCATCTAGTATTACAAATTTTATACCATTTGAAAACATTGTTTTTGAATTTACAAAATTATTAATTTGATTTCTAATTATATCAATACCTCTCTCATCTGAAGCATTTAAATGTATCATTAATCCTTTATTTTCTTGATTATTATTTCTTTGATATTCATTTATTAAATTAATTATTGTAGTTGTTTTGCCAGTACCAGGCGGGCCATATAATAACAAGTTTGGCATATAATTTTTTAAAAAAATATTTTTAAAAATTGTTTTATTTTCAACATTTAATACAATATCTTGAAAATCGGTTGGTCTGTATTTTTCTACCCAAGGTATATATATTTTACTTGTCATTTATAATATTTCTAATTATAGCTTTAAAATAAAATTGAGTTTAAAATAATATTTACATATTATTTTAAAATGAGTTCTCTTGAAATTATTATGGGTCCAATGTTCTCTGGAAAAACTGAAATGTTAATTGAAATATACAATAAAGAATTTAATAATATTCAAACATTGTCAGAAATTTTTCAAGATAATCAAGAAATTATTGCATTTAATTATTATAAAGATACACGATATGGAGATAATATAATAAGTTCACATAATGGCAAAAAAATTCCTTCAATTAATATTCAAACATTGTCAGAAATTTTTGAAAATGATAAATTTGAAAAACTGACACACATATTTATTAATGAAGCTCAATTCTTTCCAGATTTAAAAATTACTATTATTAAATTAGTTGAACAACACAACAAACATGTTGTTATTTGTGGGCTAGATAGTGATTATAAGAGAGAAAAATTTGGACAAATATGGGAATTAATTCCATATGCAGACAAATTAACTAAATTATACGGAAAATGTAATAATTGTGACAATAAATCTCTATTTACACACAGAATTTCTTGTGAAAAACAACAAGAAGTAGTTGGAAATAACAATTATATCCCTTTATGCAGATCATGTTATATTAATATAAATTAAAATGTTACTATTACAGTATAATAAAATAATAATACTCAGATATCTTTATCTATTAATTTGATTAATTAAATTATTAAAAGTATTTAAATTAGTTTTTTAATAATTCATTATATGGAACCTTCAAATGAAAAAAAACGCAGAGGGAGAAAAGCTAAAATAGATGCTACAATTGAAAATACTAATGAAGAATCTGAAAATGTTGTATTAGAAAAAATACCAAAAAAACGGGGAAGAAAACCTAAAGGTGGCAAAGTTGTTACTTGTATACAAAATGATAATAACAATAACGATATAATACCAAATATTATACTTCATTTAAAATGCAATCAATCTGATATTAATAATCATAGTAATAAAGATTTTATTGATACATACCAATTTAATAATACAAAAAATTATGATTTTAATTATTTACAACTATCGAATGAATCTAATCGTTATAATAATACTACTACTATTAATACTAATATTAATACTAATGATACTATTAGTATACATAATAGTATACATAATAGTATACATAATAGTAATGAAATTGCTACAGAAAATAATAAAATTATTTGGCAAAAATTAGAAAAATTATCTACCTCATTACATGTTGATAATATATGTGATAAAAAATCTGCTTGCTTTTTTTGTACCTGTGATTTTGATAATATACCTATATATATACCTAAATTTCAACTAAACAATATGTTTCATGTATATGGATGTTTTTGTAGTCCAGAATGTGCTTGTTCATATCTAATGAATGAAAAAAATATAGATACTACTAGTAGGTTTGAAAGATATTATTTATTAAATTATATATATGGTAAAATATATGATTATAAAAAAAATATTAAACCTGCTCCTAGCCCTTACTATCTTTTAGATAAATATTATGGAACTTTGTCTATTCAAGAATATAGAAAATTACTAAAAAGTGAAAGACTTTTATTAGTTGTTGATAAACCACTTGTGCGTTCGATGCCCGAATTACACGACGATAGTGACGATTATCTATTAAATACAAAAGGTATTCCTGCACCAATTAATAAGTATGTTCCACAGAAAGAGTTTAAAAATTTTACTAAAAATGATATTTTAAATGAACAATTTAATATTAAATAAATAATTTTAATATAATCATTATTTATTTAATTATCAGAAGGTTCCTCCTCTACTGTTGTTAATACTTTTTGATTTTCTTTAATTTCTCTCTCTTTTATAAATTCTAACATTTCTTGTTTTCTCTTTTCTAATTCTTTAGTAAACCTATATTGTTTTGCTTCTTTATCCATAAATCCTCTAATTTCTCGATAAACTTGTTGGTTTACACTTACCACATTGTCTTGTTTTTGTTCTTTTATTCCAAAATGTTCTTTTATTACTTTAATACTATCAAAATCATACTCATTTAATCTTTTTATTGCTTCTTCTTTTTCCATATTTGTTTGTCTAAGTACAAAATCTATTACTTGATTTTCCTTTTCGTCTAGCATTTTTTCTAGTTGTTCTCTAGAATATTTTTGTGTCTTTTCTAATATACAATCTATTAGTATTTCTCTTTTTGTTTTATTATCTTTTTTTTCCATTTATAAAATATTATATTATTTTTTAAATGATATTAAAACTAATAATACTACTTATATTATTATGGCTAATACTATCACTAAATACGATAATCTGATAAAAGTATTAAAAACACAAGTTATTAGCGAAGTTAATAATACATTATCTTATCAATTTACTCCTATTATTGAAGAAATTAACAAAGATATATCTACTTTTAATTTACTTGAAAAGTTAGATAATCTTATTGAAGAAATGCCTAGTTTCAAAAAATTACAATCTAAATATAATAATTTACTTGTCGAATATAATAAATTAAAAAATAGTGGTTCTATATCTACTGAAAACGACTATTGTCCAGATATATCTCTAGTTATCAAAGATATAGATAAAAATAATAATCTAGAAAGTTACAATAATCTTATTTCTAATAGCACTACTCTAAATGTAAAAATAGATAAAGATAATGATCATTATGAATGTAGTAGTATTGAAGATGAAATTATTAGTGATGAAGAAACTTCTAGTCAAAGTGAATCTCAACATAGTGATGATGACTTATTAGAAGAAGGTAAAACTATCATCTATACTGATGGAGCTTGTAAAGGGAATCCTGGCGATGGAGGGTGGGGTGCACATATTATCAATAATGATGGAATCAAAGTATCCCTTAAAGGAGGTGTAAAAGATACCACTAATAATCGAATGGAGCTTTTAGCTACTATTAAAGCATTAGAGTATTTTAAAGACTCTACACAAATTGAAATTAATACTGATTCTAAATATGTAAAAGATGGAATTACTAGTTGGATTACTTCTTGGAAAAAAAATGGATGGAAAACCTCGCAGAAAAAAGAAGTAAAAAATTTAGATTTATGGAAAAAACTTGATGAGCTATGTAATGTACATACAGTAGAATGGAATTGGGTAAAAGGACATAGTGATAATGAAGAAAACAATTTCGCAGATTTTTTAGCAAATTGTGGTATAAAAGATTTATATGGCGAAGCAAAGGTGGACTTTGAAATAGAATACGAAACTCAAAATGCGGAAACTGAATGTAAAAACAAACACGATGAAGAACTAGATCATGATAATGATAAACTCAATATTAATGATCAGGAAGAAGAGGAAGAAGAGGAAGAGGAAGAGGAAGGGGAAGAAGAGGAAGAAGAGGAAGAAGAGGAAGAAGAGGAAAGGGAAGAAAAGGAAGAAGAGAAGAGACAGAAAGAAGAGAAAGAAGAGGAAGAAGAGGAAGAAGAAGAAGAAGAGGAAGAGGAAGAGGAAGGGGAAGAAGAGGAAGGGGAAGAAGAGGAAGGGGAAGAAGAGGAAGAAGAGGAAGAAGAGGAATTTGAATTAATTGAAATTCAAGGAAAAGAATATTTTACAAACAATGAAGTAGGAGGAGAAATTTATTCTTGTATAAATGATGATATTGGTGAAAAAGTAGGGTATTTTGATAAAAATGGTATTGCACACTTTAGAAAATAATATAGATATAATATATAATGGGTAGATTTAATAAAACCGTAAAAAAAAGTTTATCTCAAAGAGGTGGTAGTGTTAATTTTAATATAGGGAATGAACAATGGGTAAATACTGCACAAGGTAATCCCAATACACTATCTTATAAATATTCTCAAAAAGAAGTAACTGCTTTAAATACATTAGGTATTGGTACTATTCACCACACTGGAAGTACACAAAGCTTCAATCCCAATTCACATAATTGGTATTTAATTAGACCAGGAACTGATCCTCCAACACATGGAACTACTTTAAGTAAAGTAATTAATGAAATTTATGCGAATAATCCAACCGGTGCAATAGACACTTTTACTAGAGTACAGAAAGATATAGCTAGTGCAACTAGGGGTAGAGAAGAAGCTGGTTCATACCATGGTAATGCTGACCCGGGACATCTTGCTTATTTAGAGGCGTTACAAAATTTAGTTGGAATACTACGTACTTATACTAACCCAGGAGTTTTTACAGGTGCAACAGGCATAATAAATTCAATATTTAAAAGACTAACAGGTAACACAGCAGAAAGCAATTCAGATAGTGATAATGAATCTTTGTCACCAAAACCAAAAGGTAAATTTGAAAGAATGTCTAGCGAAAGAAACGGTGGTAAAAGAAAATCAAGAAAATCTAGAAAATCTAGAAAAATAAAATTTAGAAAATCAAAAAATAAAAGGCAATAAGTTAAAATAATATATTATATATATAATGCAAATTTGTGCACCTGCAATAGTATATATAGGATTTTCTCTTACACATATAATAATAGATACATTTAAACAATTATATAATTCTGCATTTATGAAATTTTTGGTTATGATAGTATTTACATTAGTACTTAATATTTTATGTAAAAGAGGTTTAGGTATTATTTCATGGTTTATAGTTTTTGTGCCTTTTATTTTTATGACAATAATAAGTAGTACTTTACTATTTGCATTTGGGTTAGATCCAAATTCTAACAATTTTATACCAAAACCAAAAAATAATTAATAAATAGATATAAAACTTTATAATTTATATCTATATATGAATACTACGGATTATATTAAAGACAGTTTAATTACAAATTTTTTATTATTAATTTACTACTTTAGACAATTTTTTTTATATGTATATAGACTCTATATACAATTTTGTATGTATTTTTATAAAGAAAAAGATATTGTATTTGTAAAACAAAATAAGATTATTAAAACACTAGATTTTAATGATATCGAAAATATTCCAAAATCCGAATATTTTGTAATAAATTATGATGTAGAAAATAAAAAACTAGTAAAAGTTTCAGATGACTATAGTATATTAGATTATCCAGAAAATATTCCAAGTTGTAGTAGTTTCCGTTTTATATTTGTAGCACTTAAGAGTAATGATAAATCAATAGATATCGGTAAATATCTATATAACGATGATAAAACATATTATCTAGAAAATTCTATCTTATTTGATAAAAATTTTGTTAATTGGATGTGTATTAATTACTTAAAAGAAGATTTACAGGATGTAAAGATAAATATTATTGATCATAATGCAAATTCAATAGAGCTAGATAGTTCACAATATATTAAACTTGGGTTAAACAACTATCATATAGATCAATTATCTTAATAAAATGATATAAAAAATATTTTACAGTGATATATTATGAATACTATGGTAGAACAAATAGATAATTGTAGTTTATCCAAGTTTGAATTGTTAGATAAATGGACGTTATGGGCACATCTTCCACATGATACTAATTGGAATTTAGAAAGTTATAAACCGATTATGGATATTACTTCACTAGAAGAGGCAACTACATTATTTGAAAATCTTCCAGAATCCATCATTAAAAACTGTATGTTGTTTTTAATGAGAAAAGGTATATATCCTACTTGGGAGGATCCAAAAAATAAAAATGGTGGTTGTTTTTCTTATAAAATTAATAATAAATTTGTTGGTACAACTTGGAAAAAATTATCATATGTTCTACTAGGTGAAACGCTTACTGATGAAGAATATAGTAGCAATGTTACTGGTATTACTGTTTCGCCCAAAAAAAGTTTTTGTATTATAAAAATTTGGTTTGCAAATTGTGATTGTAGTAATCCTAATATAATAATAGATATTGATGGATTAACTAAACAGGGTTGTATATTTAAAAAACATATTAGTGACTAATTTAATAATATTTATTTATGTGTGTAAATAAATATTACAAAACTATTTTAATTGGGTGGTAGTTGTGCAAGACATAATTTAATTTCACCAAGTGATGCTACATTATACTTAACTACTAGTGGTAAATCGTTTTCTAAATAAATTTCTATTTGACTGCATAAATTTGTACATTTAATAAAATATCCTAGATTTTTAAGAGAGAATTCACCTTGAATTATTTTATTTGGATCTTTCTGAATAAATTCCATATGACCTCCAGATTCGGATCGTCTAATTTCTGCTTTGGCAAATTGTCCTTGACATTTAAATATTAATTCATTACCAACTGATTTGATTTCTAACTTATCAGAAATTATACTTAAGTCTCTTATAATTTTTTGGAAATCAGTTGATGGTAAATTTAATATAGATGCAAAAGTTACATTTGGTACTGCTAATTCTTCATTATCTGGCTCAATTAAACGTAATTTTTGTGTTTTACATTGTTTAATATCTCCATTCTCAAATTTTAAACCTAAGTGATGCACTATACCATCAACATAGTCCGAATCTTCAATATATAATGTTAGAGTATCATCATTATCTATTGTATTAATTAACTTAAATAGATGAAACATATTAACACCGATTACAATCTTTTCTTCTTTACAATCGTATAACTCAAAATTTTGAGCTTGTAAAAATAAGTGCGCAAGAATTGTATGCGATTTATCCATATTTATTATTCTAATACCATCTGGACTAAATGTAATATTTGTTTCTAATAATATATCTTTTAATGCAGTCATTAATGTTCTAAATGGTGCAATTTGTATAGTTTGAATTGTTAAAATATTACTACTGTGGGAATTTTCCTCCATTATAAAAATATCTTTGAATAAAATCTTTAAATAGTTAATTTATTTAAATCTAATAGATTGATTTTCTATTAAAATATCATTTTTTTTTGTTATTTCTTTCCAAGTAGCATTAATTGGTAACCCAAACTTATCAGCTAATGTTCTTCTCTCTATCTCTGCATTATATTTTACTAATTCTATTTCTGAATTATACTTTTCTTTTAAATTTCCCAAACTATCATTTTTTAATAAAGTATTTTTATTTTTCGATAATTTATTAAAATTAAATAATTTTTTTGTATTTTCGTTCATATTATATAGCAACTTTATTTTTATATTCTTGTTTAAGATTTTTAAACTCTATATCTAATTTTCTAGCAATAGCAATACAATTATTTTTTTTAAATGGATTATTTGCTACTTCGCGCAATAGATCTTTTGCAATAGGATTTATATCAAAATGTTTTGTATAATATCTTCTTCTACCTATTATTACTTTTACATTATTATTTTGTAAATCTATAACATAACATTTACCTAATATACTTTTACCAGCTTTTTGTGTATATTTTTTTTTATTATTTTTTTTTTGTTTTGCAGTATTATATTTTTTCCCTCCTTTTACGGATTCTAACATCGGTTTTAATACATCAACTATTTCTTCAACAGTAGGGTCAAATTTAACATCAGTTAATATTTTAGTAAATGCTTGAAATAATATTCTCATTTCAGCTGCTTGTCCTTGTTTTTCTCTTTTCTCTTCTGGTGAAGGTTTATCAACTAAAGTTTCATCTCGAACTATTTTAATTGGTTGCTTTTGTTCCACGCTTTCTAATGTATTTAATGTTTCGGTTAATGTACCTCCTCTATGCGGTGCGGTAGCAGGGCGCATGGTAGTTAAAGTGTCCGCCGCACTAGCCGCACGTGGTGTAGGTGTATCATCAAATGTATCCGCGCCTGTTCCTATATGTAGATTAACAGATAATTGACTAGAGTCTATTAATCTAGGAGTAGCACCACGAGCAAAATCTGCTAGTAGCTCTGCAGCTTGGGTCTGTGAAAGTGGACGATTTTCCTGTGGTTCAGCAGCGTTTGTTTCTAATAACGCTTCACTTTGAGGCAATTCGGCATCATCTAGTCCTGTAGTTTCTTTTAATAGTTCGCCTATACTTTTAATTAGTTGACTTATATTACTATGATTTGCAGAACGAGCACATTGAGATGGAGAACTACTTTGATTAGCATGTGGTAGTCCTTCAATTTCTTTTTGTTCTTGAATACTGTTATATGTAGTTACACATAAAGCCCAAATTAGATTTATATAATCCCAATATTCTTTATAATAATTATACCATGATTCTAAATAATTTTTAACAGACTTGTCTTGACCTAGTGTACCAAAATCTGGATGAATACTATTTTTAAAATCCTCATAACCTCTGGGAGGGGAAGCTTGATCTCCTTTTAGATATTTTTTATATAAATACGCTTTAGCTCTTAGACTTGTCAAATCTTTTTCAAACTGCACAGCATCATCTTTTTGTTTTTGAATTTCTATTTCATAACTGTTTGACTGGTTCATTAATGTTTGTAGATCTTCACTATATGGAATAGTTCCTGTTTGACTTATACCCTGTACTATATATTTTTTAAAATCATCTTTTTTTATTGCTGATAATAATTTAAATTTACCTAATAAATTATATATATACATATCTGCTTGTTGCTGCTGTATGGTTGGTTCACTGCCATCTGGTCGTATAGTCGCACCTATTTGATTTAAATTTGTAGCAATCTGTTCTAAAATTGGATCTAATTTTTCTTCTATTTGATTATTTTTTTTAGGATTCCATTTACCTAATTTATTACATTGTTCAAATAATGAATCACAATTGTACTCCTTAGATTTTTTACTTTTTGAAGATGCAACATCAGTTAAATCTTGTAAATATTTTTCTATTTCACCCTCTCTTGGAAAATTTGTGTTATTATTTATTTCATAACCTACTTTTCGTTCGTTAATTTTTGGTCTAATAAACATCATATTTGATTTTATTTGGTTACAGCAACGATGTGACCAAGCATATTCTATACCTATTTGTTGTTGTTCAGGACTAGAAGCATATGGTTTTTTTGTAATCCATAAATGACTTAGTGCAGGTAATATAGGTAAAATATGTTCGCATTCTAAAAGTTGACCTTCTAGCATAGGACAACCACATAAATAACAAATTTGCGCCTCTTCCTTCTTTGCATTTGCCCATACTTGTTCAACCGTTCCTTTACCTGCAATATTACATTGTTTAGCTGCATTATATGGACGTTCTATAGCTTTTCTAACTTCAAACTGTGTATTAAATAAACTTCTAAAGAAACTAGAATAACTACCAGAATTTTCAGTAATTTCGCGTGCTAATAATAGCTTAAAATTATCAGAAAATTTATTACTATCTGAAAAAATCGACTTTCTTATTGGGGCTAAATCATCTTCTATTACCTTATTATATTCTTTTAATATCAATTCATGTAATACCATCCCACCAATTTTATAAATATCTTGCTGACTTCTATCACATAAGTCTAAACCCGGAAGTTGCGCATTGGCTTTTACCAGTTTATCATAAAAATTATTTAATGTATCACATACCTTTAATGCATCTAAATTTTCAGTACCAGCTATATGAGATAAATAACAAGTTTTATCTAAACATGACATTATATATATTTACAGTTTAAAAAAATTGAAAAACAATTTAAAAGAAAATTATAGATAATAATAAATGTCATCTTCATCTAAAACTGATCTTAATAAATATCAGAAAAAAAGTGATAAACAACATATTCTTGATAATCCTGATACATACATTGGATCAGTAGAACAAGTAGAATCTAATGAATTTATATTTTCAGAAAATAGTATATCTAAAAAACAAATTTTATCTAATCCTGGTCTTTACAAACTATTTGATGAAGGTATTGTAAATTGTCGAGATCATGTTGTAAGAATGCAACAGGCAATTAAAAATAACGAAGATGATTGTATTCCAGTATCGTATATAGACATATCTATTGGTGATACTGGGACTATTACAATGATTAATGATGGCAATGGCATTGATATTGCTGAACATCCAGAATATAAAATTTGGATTCCTGAACTAATATTTGGTCATCTACGTACATCAACAAATTACAATAAAGAAGAAAAAAAAATTGTAGGTGGAAAAAATGGTTTTGGATTTAAATTAGTATTAATCTGGTCAACATGGGGCAAAATAGAAACAGTTGATCATAAAAGAGGACTTAAATATGTTCAAGAATTTCATAATAATCTTGATAATATTGATAAACCAAAAATTACTAAATGCAAAAATAAACCATATACTAAGGTTGAATTTACACCAGACTATAAACGACTTGGTTTTGAAAATGGTTTAACACTCGACATTGTAAATCTATTTAAGCGTAGAATTTATGATATTGCAGCAGTTACAGATAAATCTATTAAAGTTAAACTAAATTCCCAAGTAATTCCTACTAAAAATTTCCAACAATATGTTAAATTAGTAGTTGGTGATAATGAAGTAAAATACGAAGAATCAAATGAAAGATGGGAATATGCTGTATCTTTATCACCAGAAGGTGAATTTTATCAATTATCATTTGTCAATGGTATCTATACTTCTAAAGGTGGAAAACATGTTGAATATATTATGAATCAAATTCTAAAGAAATTAGTGACTTATATTAAAGCAAAAAAGAAGATTGATGTTAAACCATCATCGATTAAAGAACAATTAGTATTATTTCTAAGATGTGATATTGAAAATCCAGCTTTTGATAGTCAAACAAAAGATTTTATGAATACACCAATTAGTAAATTTGGTTCAACTTGTGAAGTAAGTGATAAATTTATTGAAAAAATTGCAAAAATGGGTGTAATGAATACAGCCTGTCAAATTACAGAAGTAAAAGAGACAAAAACACTTAAAAAACAAGATGGTTCAAAAACTAAATCTATTCGTGGAATTCCTAAACTAATAGATGCAAATTTTGCTGGAACAGCCAAATCTGATCAGTGTACACTAATATTATGTGAGGGTGATTCAGCCAAAGCTGGAATTGTATCTGGTCTATCAAGAGATGATAGAAATACTATTGGAGTTTATCCAATGAAAGGTAAGTTATTAAATGTACGAGGAGAACCTCTATCAAAAATTGGTGGAAATAAAGAGATTACTGAAATTAAACAAATCTTAGGATTAGAACACGGAAAAGAATATACTGAAAAAGATGTTACTAGTAAACTTCGATATGGTAAAATCTTATTTATGACTGATCAAGATTTAGATGGCAGTCATATTAAAGGATTAGGTTTAAATCTATTTGAATCTTTATGGAATTCACTTGTTAAAATTCCAGATTTTATTGGATATATGAATACTCCTATTTTAAAAGCAAAAAAGGGTAATCAAGTTAAGGAATTTTATAATGAAGGAGAATTTAATGAATGGAAAAAGACAAATGATCCAAAAAATTGGACAATTAAATATTATAAGGGCTTAGGTACTAGTACTAGTAAAGAGTTTAAAGAATATTTTCAACATAAAAAGATTGTATCATTTAGTTCAACAGGCGAGAGTTCATCTAGTAAAATAGATATGATATTTAATAAAAAACGTAGTGATGATAGAAAAGAATGGTTATCAACATATAATAGAAACAGTTTTATTGATACTAGTAAATCTCAAGTTACATATGAAACATTTATTGACAAAGAGTTTATCCATTTCTCAACATATGATAATGAGAGATCTATTCCTAATTTAATTGATGGTTTAAAAATTAGTTTAAGAAAAATTGTATACTCAGCATTTAAGAAACGTCTAACTAGTGAAATTAAAGTTGCACAATTTAGTGGTTATGTTTCAGAACATTCTGGATATCACCATGGTGAATCTAGCTTACATTCGTCAATTATTGGTTTAGCACAAAATTTTGTCGGATCAAATAATATTAATTTACTTGAACCTAAAGGCCAATTTGGTACTCGATTACTAGGAGGTAAAGATGCTGCATCTGAAAGATATATATTTACACATCTCAGTCCTTTAACACGACTAATTTATAAAGCAGATGATGATGCTATTCTAGACTATTTAGAAGATGATGGTGACCAAGTTGAACCTATCTATTATCTTCCTATTATTCCTATGATTTTAGTAAACGGATCAAAAGGTATTGGTACTGGATTTAGTACAGATATTATGTGTTATAATCCTTTACAAATTATCAAAAAACTTAAACTGATGCTTAAGAACAAAAATCATGATATTGAAATTGAACCATACTATAAAGGATTTAAAGGTACTATTGAATTAGTTGCGCCAAAAAAATATTTAATTAAAGGTATTTATAAAAAAATTAGTGATAACAAGATTGAAATTATAGAACTCCCTATTGGTTGTTGGACTCAAGACTATAAAGAATATCTAGAAACATTAATTGATAATAAAAGTAAAGATACTAAATCAATTGTAAAAGACTATGATGATTTATCTACTGAATCTGATGTTAATTTTGTTGTAGAATTTTATCCTGGTGTATTAAAAACCCTTATTCAAAATGTAAAAGATATTAGTGGTAATTGTACCGAAAAAGTAACCGAATTAGAAAAATTACTAAAATTATGTACAACACATTCAATTAATAATATGCACTTATTTGATCACAATGAACATTTACAAAAATATGATTGTGCATCAGATATAGTTGAAGCATATTATCCTATTAGATATGAATATTATGTTACTCGTAAAGAAAATCAGTTAGATGTTCTTAAACGTGAACTAACTATTTTATCAAACCGAGCTAGATTTATTTTAGAAACATTAGATAATAAGATTGATTTACGTAAAAAGCGAGATGATGTTATTATTGAATTACTAACAAATATGAAATTTGATAAAAATCCTGATGATAGTAAATATCCATATCACTATTTAACTAAAATGCCAATGGATAGTGTTAGTACTGAAAATGTTGAAAAAATATTAAAAGATAAAAATAATAAAGAACATCAGTTTAAAGAATTAGAAAAGAAAACTATCGAAACTATTTGGTTAAATGAACTAGAAGAGTTAGAAGCCGAGTATATTAAATATAATAATAATAATAAACCTAATAATAAAAAATAAATTGATAATTATTTTATATAAAATTAATTATAAATATGAGTAATATATTTGTAAAAGAAAACGTTAATGAAAACGAATATTTTATACATGAATGGGTTTACTACTTAATTAAAAATAAGTCAAATTCTAAAGAAAATCATATTAATATTAAGGTTCCAAAAATATATAATTATGATAGTGAAAATAAACGACTTAGTATGCAAATAATATATGGTGATAATTTATCTAATATTTATGGGGAAGATATTGAAAATGTGCCCAAAAAATTAATTAACATTATTCAGAAAACAATTAATTTAATGAATAGTTATCTTGTTGAATATCCAGATATTACTGGATATAATTTTATGTTAGATAAAGGTGAAAATTTATGGATTATTGATTTTGAACATGCTAAGTGCAGAGATATACAAGAACCTACTGATAATTTTGTCTTAAAATTTATTAATGGTACTAATGAATGGAATCCTGAATTTAAATAGATTATTTTAATCTATGTGTTATTTTTTTATGTTTTTTTTGCTTATTCTTTTTTTTTGTATGTTTTTTATTACTATTTTTATTTTTTATTTGTTTAATTGGATTTTCTAATATATAAAGATATTCATTTATTGTTGTATTTATATTGTATTTAGGTATACGTTTATCTATAATATCTTTATTGCCTCCAGCTAGTGTTTCTACTGGTTTAATTTTATTTTTTGGTAATATATATGCTATTCTAATTAGTGACATAAATTCATATGATCCATTTTTTAGAAGTATTGATAAGTCTTCTATATTTAATTGTATAGAGAGAAAATCTACTAATCTGGATTCATATTTAAATAAAATAGGCTGATGTAAATTTATTTCTGGTTTATAAAACTCACTACGTCTAGATGATACACTATGAATTGGATTAAGTACCAAATCAACATTTTTGTATATTATATCAATATTACTAACTATTTTACTATATAATTCAGTATTATAACCTTCAAAAGTGACTGGATTTATTATAACAACACGTTTTTTTAGTAAGAGTGAAAGTAATACTCTTAACAACGATTTATTTGTAAAACAAATATAATCTTCTGGTACAATTTCAGTATGTGTTGAATAGTCTTTTAATATAAATTTATCACTATTTGGTTTGTAGAAATTGTCTAATTCTATTTCACTAACTGAAGACATATTTATCTCTGCAACTTGATTGACTGTTTCTCCACTGCTATTTGGATGTTTTTTATTACCAAATTTATCAATGTAGGATACTACATTTAATGGTTGTGAATTTTCCTCTACTTCATTTCCTGGCTCAACATATCCACTATCTATTAAATCAGCATTACCATCATCTATGTAATGTACACCTCCCATATAATGATAATACCAATAAAAATATGGCAAATATTTTATAAGATCTTTTTCATTTTTTAAAGTATTTCGTGTCATTCTTAAAGCTTTATGATCAGATTCTGGAGCAATTAGTAATTCTTTATCTATCTCTAATATTTTTCCTATTAATTCTTTCTGTTCTTCTTGTTTACTTGGTGATTGTAAATAATCGGTAACTAGTTTAGCTGATTGTGGATAAGATTCAACTAATTCTTTAAACATAATATATTCGTGAGAAGTTTCAACACAAGGATAAACATCTTCCAAAAAATCATAAAATTTAGGTTGTCTATTAGATGATGCACCGGCGCCAGAAGCAGTATCTTCACTTGTTAGACATTCAGGATGGTCTATAAATATTGTAGAATCCATATTTGCAAAATTATAATCATATACATATTCTAACATACGTTGATCATAATCTAAAGTTAACCATAAATATTCAACGGGTAGTTGTATTATTCTAATCCAAGTTAGCACACCTTTTGTATTAAAAATTAGAGATAATACTCTATCATCAGCTTTTCCATCATTTATAGGATTTTCTGCTGCACGGATCCATAAATTGATTAATTTCTTAGATTCTTCAGATGATGAAAAAAACATAGTGCCTCCTGATGTTTCAAAATTATATGGATCATACATAATACTTTCTTCCATTTTCCAACTTGAACGAGGATCTATCCACCAACCTCTTGCCATAAAATCTACATTTTTTATATCAAAAATTGCTGGATATTTTCTTATATTCATATCTCCATCTATATAGAGTACTGATCTTCCACTACAGATCTTTAATGCTTTCTCAATAAATTTTGGTTTAGCATTTATTGCTAATTGATAACCACCTTCTTGGGTAAATTCAGGATATTCAACTGCTAAATAGTTACAGTTATTTTCTCTACATGACTTTTCCCAGTTTGATATCATATCCTCAAATTTAATAGGCGGTAAGTATTCCAATAAATTTATTAATTCATCGAAAATAGACTCATTTGCTCCATTAGGTTGTTGGTGTTTTTTTTTAAGTACATCAATAATATCTTTATTAATAGTTTCTTTTTCTTTTTTTAATTTCATTACTTTATTGGCTAAAATACCCAAATCTATATCTATTTTTTTTGCTGGTTCTATTTGTCCAGCTAAAATAGTTGTATAATCTTTTAAAAAATCATCTTCATCTTTGCGTGTAAATAATAATAACTGAAGTTGTTGTATTTTTTTTAAATGTTCTTGATTTTTACTCTCTATTTCTTGTGTTCTTTTATATTTTAAATATTCTTTTTTAGATGAATCATATTCTTGTTGTATTTTATATAATTTTTTTAAATTATCACTGTTTCTTAATATACCTTTAATTATAATACCTGCTATTTCATATGTTAATGATTCAGGTGTTTTTGATGTTATATCCTTAGCAAAGTCAGGATATTTTTTTTTTAATTCTGCAAATCTGTCTGGTATCTTTTCATCTATTTTTTTATAATCACATATATCATTAATATAATGTTTTACTAATTTGTTACTAATTGCATCATATAGTCCTTCAAAAATTTTTGGATATTCCGATAAATTTTTAAATATAGTACTAATTAACTTATCTTCGTCTACAGTACCTCCTGTTTTATAAATCTCTCTTCCAACTGCTGTATTAATTAATGAAATCATATAATTATTTATTTTTTTAAGATAATCTTCATAAAATGAAGTACATGGTCTAGCTGTATTTCTATTTAATTTACCACTTCCCCACCAATATGTTATTACTACAAAATTGCTATCGTTATTTACAATAGTAGGAACTTTATCTGTATTATCAACTATTCTACTTACTTTTTCATGAATAGCTTTAGACATATAATATTTAATAATAAAATATATTATAAAATTATTAATATATTTTATAATTAAATGATTAAACCAAAATATTATTTTACAATAGGTCCTGTAATTTATACAGGAGTTAATTGTTATTTAACTATTATTAATATTAATTGGAATTATATTAATATAACTACTACTATTTTCTATTTTATTACACATATTATTGCTACATTATCTATATCTGAAATATTCTTAACATATATGTTAATTCTATTTACTAAAAATAGTGTTAATAATTATGCAGTAACAAATAATATAATTGAATACCCTATTATTATTAACTATAATTTAAAAGCATTCACAAACCGAGATATTGATCAATGTTTTTCTAATATGTATGATGCATATATTAATAATGTATTTAATAATACAACAGCGGTTTTAATATCAGTAACTGATAGTATTGAATTGAAAGAATATGAAAAATCTCTATTATATGAATACAGGAAGAAAATAGTAAATTTTCTCTCAAACAAAGGAGAGGAATATCTCAAACATCCTAATACTAATCCATGGTGGAAAAATTATTATATTACATCAGATAAATTATTGAGTTTTTGTAATGAAAAGGCAAATAATTTTATATTAATTTTTAGAGAGACTAATGTATTAAAAAAATGTGGACAATATCAAGATTTAATATGCTTTACTCAAGGGTATGATAAACCATATACTTACAATGATTTTATGATATATGGTACAAATATACGTGTACCTAATAAAATGTTTACATTTTTAGATAGAAGTGATTATGACACATTATATAATAAAAAACATAAATATACATTAGTGCTTGATTCAGATAGTATAGTACCAGATAACTTTCTAGAAAAAATAGTTAATATTGCTGAAATAAAAAATGAGTATGATATTTATCAACCTAAAATACAACTAGTAGATAATAAAACTATTTTTCAAAATATACAAAAAATTTGGTTAGAGAATTCAAATCTTTCATATACAACAATAAGTAATTATTTTAATCATAGTGCTTTTTTTGGAAAAGGATTAATTAATAATAAAAAATATTTAGAAAAATGTATTGGTACACCTGATAATCTAATAGAATATGTACCAGCGAATGCTGTTAGTCATGATACATTTGAAGCTATGTGTATGAATACAGTTTATATTCCAGAATGTTCATTATATGAAGTATCACCTAAAACATATTTATCTTGGAATTTTAGAGAGATTAGATGGAGCATAGGTGAATTAATAGTTGCTAGTCATATATTCCCTAAATTATGGAAAGCTCATTATAAGATGTCTCGGCACAATTATCATTTATCATTTAACAAGATGTTTTTTGCGCTATCATCATTTAGAATTTTAATAATGTGGCCTATTTTACTTATATTTATAATACTTAATTCATTTATGCCATTTTATAACTATTACACTTCATTTATATATATAATTTCAACAACTATAGTAATACCTAATTTAATTAAACTATATTATGGTTCAAAAAATATACATATTTATATTGTAACTTCAATAATACATGTATTACCGGAACCATTAATAGGTACAACTAGATTAATAACTTCACTATATAAAATAATAAAAGGTAATTTTGTTTGGTTACCATCTACAATTATTGAATTATCTCTATCAAAACAAAATAATTTGAAATCATCTATCTATTATTTTGGAACATACTCTATTATATCAACTACATTATTAGTGTTATATTATAATCTAAATTTTTTATTGTCACTATTTTTAGTATCTATAATATGTTTGCCATTATATAATATTTTTAGTAATTTTAAAACTATTAAACCATTTAAAATTAGATTAAGAAAGATAAAAATTATAAAATAATAAGTATTAAAGCTATAATTATTATTTTACATAATGTCTATTACTGAACTACATAATAAAATAGATGAATTATATGATGCATATAAAGATGATAATATTATAGTACAAAAATTAAATAACTATATAATAAATGAATTACCAACAATATTATCAAATACTAAACAGTCTATTATAAATCGTAAAAATAGAAAGTTGTTATTACAAGAGGCTCATGATATATTTGTAAAACAATTTATAAATAACAATAAATATTTTTACTGTAATACTAGTGAAATTTTTTTTATATATGATCATGAACATTATAGTACAATTAGAGAAGACACAATAATTCACACAATTTTATCGGCATTGAGATTGCGCGAAGATCTTTTACCATGGAAATTTAAAATTAAGACATCAATTATAAAAAATATAAAAGATATATCAATATTAAATTCATTACCAGAATCTAATACTATTCAAAATGTACAAAATATATTTATAAATATATTTGAAACAAAAAATGAGATTAAATACTTTTTAACAATATTAGGCGATATAGTTCTTAAAAAAAATAATAATAATATAAATATTATAAGTAATAACTTAAAAAATTTATTAAGAATAATAGAAAATATTTCTAGTCAATATTTTGGCCACAGTTCAATAGTTAATCAATTTAAATTTAAATATTGTGATCATAATTATAATGATTGTCGTATATTAGTTGCTAATAACTGTCCAGAAGTTGAAGAAACTATTTTTAAATCTATTATAGATATTATAATAGTTTCTTGTTACTATTCAAATCGGTTTAGTAATTCAGATAATTTTCTAGAATTGTCACACGATAAAGAATTTGTAGATAGAATTCTTTTTTTAAAAAATAATACACAAGATGAGATATTAAAAAAGTTTATTGATTCAAAAATACAAACTTCTGAGAATGCTAGTATTTCGATGAAAAATATGTTGTATTTGTGGAAATTATATTTGGAAGAATTAAAACTACCATTTATTATTTCAAATGTAAATATAAAGATTTTATTAAAAAAGATAGTAAAATATGATGAAGAAAGTGAAAATTTTATAGATTGTACTAGTAATAAAATACCATTTGTATCTAAATTTTTAAATTTTTGGGATGAGACGATTGTAGATGATCCACATGAATATTATATTGAGATTGATGAAGTATACATATTATTTAAAAATTATACTGGACTAAATAATAAAAATATATATATTAATGAAGAATCTATTCTTAATATAATTAAACACTTTTATCCAGATACAAATATTGATGGTAAATATATATGTGGTATAACTTGTAATCAGTGGAATAAACAAAATGATATTGTTGAATTTATTAATAAAAAATATAATGATGCAGTTAAAGCACAAGAACTAGATAAAAAATTTTCATTATATGAATTATATAACGATTATAGTAGAAATTATTGTAAAAAAAATAAGAATTTAATTGTAATTAGTAAAACTTATTTTGATTTATTTTTATGCAATATTTTATCAACCTATTCACAAAATATTGATTTAAATATGTTATCATTATCTTTATTTACTAATTATTAATTTATCTTTTTTTTCTAGTTCCGCCGATAGTTTTTGCGCGTCGAAGACGAGGAGGACTTTTTGAATTTTTTGGTGTTTTTTTAACATAACCAAATTTACCCTTTTGTGCAAAATATCCGTGTTTTTGTAATCTTTGTTCGCGCTTGGCAGTTTCATGCTTTTTCTTAGATTTCCAGCGGCCTTTTACATTTACTAAATCTTTAGCTAAAAGTCCGCCACTTGTTTTGTATGCTGTACCGTGACCTACTTCAGCACGAGAACCTTCTAATTTATCAAATGTTTGAGTACCAATGTGGTATTTTCCATCAGCAGTTTTACGATGATTACGCATTTATAATATTAACTTAGAAAAAATTATAATATTTGTATTATATAAATATGAAAAAGAAAACTTTAAAAAAGAAAAATTCTAAATATTACAAAAGAAATAGAAAAAGTAAAAAAAATAAAAGTAGAAAGAGTTTAAAGGGTGGAGGTAATATTCGTGCATCTTGGGTTGGAGTTGCTAACCATTTACAACCAACCGGATTTGGTTGGTTAGATAAATCTTTTTTTAGACCTTGTCACTAAACATTTCTAAGAATATTTGAAGTATTTGTTAAATTAAATCCCCAAGGAAGGACACAAGTACAGTCTCCAGTTGTTTGTTGAAGAAAAGTTTGTTGCAAATCATAAAATTGGTCAGGAGGCATTTTATACCAATTAGTTGAATCTATAATATTTAAACAAGATCTCTTAGGTGGAACTATAATAGATTTTCGTCTACCATCAATATGCCTAGCGGAAGTTCTAGCTAGATGTGAATATCTCATAGCTTGTGTTACCATGCTACCTGGATTATTTTTTGCTGTTCCGGCAAAATACTTTGGATTTTTTATGTAAAAAATTTTTTTGCAATTATCTAAATTATTTTCTGGATCTAATACTCCACTACAATCATAATAAAAAGGTAGAATTGCATTTCTAGCAATTCTGCTAAATCGACCTCTAGTCTCTTTACAACCACAATTTAATTCAGTAATTTGTAATTGAGGTACATTTTGTGCACAAGGCTTTCTAGCCATTATTTATTATAATATAAATATATTATAATAAATACTTGTTATATATAAGGAATATATTTTGGCATATCATTTTCGTATGTAGTTACTTTAAAATCACTATCATAGCCATCTACATAAACTACATCTCCAGTATATAAATCATCACATCCGGTATCTGTCATACATTTACGACCCTTATGTTTGATAGGCAATTTAATCATACCATTTTTATCGGACATTGTATAAAAATTCCATTTATCTCGATTTGTAATTAATGGTCTACCCATTAATGGTAATATCATTTCTTTATTTCCACCTATACGTGTTAAAATACCTATTTGTCTATAATTAGTATCAAAAGATTGGGTTGGAACATTTATAGGTACTCTTGACGAATATATATTCAAATTTGGAAATAGTCTATTATCTCTAGTAGGTCCTTCATATGGATTTAGTAAAACATCATTATCTACATTAGAAAAACTATAACTTGCACGAGGAAATAATCCGGTATTTACTTTATCATTTGGTAATTCTAGAGTATTTACATATTCTACTTTATTTAAATTTTTATTATTTGATAGATACATCATTCCAATAACTACTAATAATATTACTATTATTATGAATACCAATGTCATATTTTCTACACAAATTACACCTGGAGGACACTTAGCCATATATTATCTACTAATATAATAATAATTTATCATATTAGTAACTGTATTATATTGCTAAAATATTGTATTGCTAAAATATTGTATGGAGTGGGATTCGAACCCACGCGCCTTTCGACAGTAGAACTTGAGTCTACCCCCTTAAACCACTCGGGCATCCATACACTATATATAATAGTATATATAGTGTATTATTTAAATTATTTTAAAATTAAAAAAATGGTTGTAATTCTAATGTATTTGTTTTAGGACTAGTATTTACAGGAGTTGATATAGGAGGAGATATAGTACTAGCATCAATTTTATATTTAATGTATGATACTGCTTCTTTGTAAACTTGTTCTATAGCAAAATCAGTTACTAGATTATTTAAAGTAATTATTTGATATTTGATATCACAAGGTAAATTATTTGCATGTTGTAAAAAAATACTTCTCATTATAATTTTTAATTCATTACAATTTTGTGGTGCTATAACATATTGACCATTTGATTTATCATATACTCCTTTTCTTATTGCATTCTGTAAGATTTGTATATTTTCTTTACTAAAAAATGTGCAAGATAATAGTGTATCAGTCCATTGCCCGGTTAAAGCATCTCTAAAAGAGACACATTGTTTAATAGGTATTTTATCTGCTAATTGAAATTGAGGTCCAATTGGACCTAATATATCAACTCTTCCATTTGAAGCAAAATTCATATAATAGATATTAGAAAAAAAATATTACAATAATTTATATATGAATTTTCAACAAATAGTAGTTATGGTTGCTGCAATTATATTAATTGGCTTATTAACTTGGATTGGTTATGGAATGTATGAAAGTGAACACAATGCTAAGTTTCCTCCTATCAGTAGTGATTGTCCAGATTATTGGGTTACAAATAAAAATGGTTGTGTTAATATTAAACATTTAGGAAGTTGTAACAATGGACAAAATAACACCATGGATTTTAATAAACCTCCTTTTGTTGGTAAGAATGGTATATGTGCTAAATCAAGCTGGGCAAGACGTTGCGGTGTAACTTGGAATGGTGTTACTAATGCTGGTCCTAAACTTCAAAAAGTTTGTGGTTTTCAATAAATAAATTATAATATTTATTATATAATATGATAAATATTATTGACGATTTACCGAATGAAATTTTAGATATTATATTTTATTACCTTAACGCTAAAGAAAAAATTTTTTTAAATAAAAAATATTACATAAAATACAATGATTATATAGATCAATATATCATCAAGTATAGTTCTTACGTTAGAGATACCATTCGGTTAGATTATTCGTTTGTTTTTGAGTATATTATATATAGAAATTTTAATAAATGGATTAAAATAAATAATTATAACTATAAAAATATTATCTATAACAATTACATATTTTTTTTATCTGATTTTGCAAATAAAAATAAAGCTACTAAATGTTTAAATTTATTAAATTTACATTTAGAGATATCTAAACTTAAAAAGTTAAATTGTAAAGATTATAGAATTAAACGTAAAGAATGGATAGTTTAAATTTGAATAGTATTCTTGGTCGTGAAAATATAATTAAACAAATAAATGATTTTGTTATTAATTTTGAAAAAAATAAATACGATTTAACAATAAAAAGAGGAGTTTATCTATATGGTCCACCTGGAATTGGTAAAACATTTTTTATAAAAGATACTTTAATTAAATTAGGATATGATATAATTCTCTATGATGCTGGTGACATTAGAAATAAATGTATTATTGATACAATAACACAAAATAATATGACTGATACAAATGTTCTCTCATTACTAAGTAAAAAAAGCAAGCCTTTAGCTATTATCATGGATGAAATTGATGGAATGAATAATGGTGATAAAGGAGGTATTAATTCACTAATTAAAGTTATACGTCCAAAAAAAACTAGAAAACAAAAATTAGAAGAAATATCTTTTATTCCTATCTTTTGTATTGGTAATTATCATATTGATAAAAAGATTAACGAATTAATTAAAGTATGTCTTACTATACCTTTCCCTATACCTACTAGCAAAGAAATTACAAATATTATCAAACTTTGTATGCCTAAAATATACTCTAATAATGAGTTGTTATCTAACATAATAAAGTATACACAAAATGATTTAGGAAAGTTAATTTCAATAGAAAAACTTTATAAAAATAACTTTAATGTTTTATCAAATAAAGAAACATTATCACTTTTTTTACCAAAAACTCTTACTGAAGATACAAAAGATATTACCAAACGTCTTATTAATGAAAAACACAATATTAAAAGTCATAATCAAATCATGAATGAAACTGAAAGAACTATTGTTGGTTTATTATGGCATGAAAATATAATAGAATACTTTAATACAGTTGATAATAATATTAGTATACCATTATATTTGAAACTGTTAGATAACATATGTACTGCAGATTATATAGACCGTATTACATTTCAAAAACAAATTTGGCAATTTAATGAAATGAGTTCATTAATTAAAGTTTTTTATAATAATTTATTATTAAAAAATAATATTAAAAAAAATGATATTAAAACAATAAGATTTACTAAGGTTCTTACTAAGTATAGTACTGAATATAATAATTTATTATTTATTCAAAACTTGTGTCAAATATTTAGTCTAGATAAAAAAGATTTATTTACTCTATTTATTAAATTAAAAAATTTATATGATTCGGGCGAAATATTTAACTATATGGAACAGTATGAAATAACTAAACTTGATGTTAATCGTATATATAGATACATTGATAAATTTCATAATATAAATACTACATATTCATATAATGACAATAATATAGATGTTGAAATTTAATTTGTAGCTACCATATTTTTCTCATTCCATTTATCTACGATCTCTTTCGATAGTACTGCTGAATGATGACTCATATATGATTGTGGATTTTCATAAAATGCCTGATTAGTTACGGATGCACATGTTGGATATGTTGATTTTGCTGAACGATTCTTATATGCTGTAGTAGAACGAACTTTAAAGAATTTATTTTCATCTACACTACCGACTTTAAATGGATATTTTGCACCAGTTACTGCATCTAGAATTGGCGACCCTACTACATCTGAATAATATACTTTTTTATATGGCTGATACGCCCGATCTACCTCCATCTCTGGCATAGTCTTTGTTAGTGTATCCATCTTGCTACTATTTACTTTACAATTTTATTATTTATATCAATTTTATTTTATTATTTAATAAAATAAAATATTTACTTGTTTATCATAGCTATTTTACTTTCTAAAAGTTCTATGTATTTATCTTTTTTAAGACAATCTTCTTGTAATTTATTTATTCTTGTGTCTTGCTCTTTTAAAATATTTACAATTTGTTGATTTGTTAGTGGTTCTGTTTTACCATTAATTTGACCAGTAATTTGACCTTGATTATTATTCTCTTCTGTTAGTAATTGTAACAAAACTTGATTATGATTAATTTTTATCTGATTTTCATTAATTAATCTATTTAATTCCATAGGATTTCGTTTTAAATGTTCAATTTGTTCTTTTGATAATCCCATATTATTTAACATTTGACTATTATGCATCTCTATTTCATCTCGTTTTTGTGTCATTAACTGTTCTCGTTCTTTTGTTATTTGATCTATCTGTTTTAAAACATCTGGTTTCATTGATGGTTTACCTGGTTCATAATCTTTTAATTCATTATCTATATTTTTCATAAAAAAATCATATAGATCTTTTTCTTTTACAAAATCTTCTACTTTTTTATCTGATATTTTTGTATATTGTGGATTAGGATTATTGTTTAGTAAAGTTTTTTTATCAAATGTATTATGTTCATGTGAAAAGACTAGAATAGTTTTTTTTGGCTCTAATTGTATAAATGGTACTGTATAATCTTTTAAAAATGCTTTTTCTTCAGCTAGTGCAGCTGTATCATTATATCTATGTTCTTTTAATAATTCACGTTTAAATGCAAAAGTTCCTGCTGTTGCATGATTTGGTCCATATGGACCAAATTGAACCATTTTATTTATATGTTTAAAATAGATATATATTTCACTTGCACCTGCACATAGTGCTTTTGGATGAGATTGTAACATATTTACTGCATGCATTATTCTCTCTGGAGGATAATAATCATCATCATCCATATAGACTAAAATATCTCCTTGCGATTTATCATGCATTATATTACGTTTTTTTCCTAATGGCATTTTTTCATCATACTTATAATATTTTACATTAGATATATCACAAACTAAGTCTTCTATCTTATCAGTTCCATCATCTATTATAATCCATTCTATTTTATCTTTTGGATATGTTTGGTGATGAAAACATTTAATCATCGATGGAATAAAAGGTCTTCTATTAAATGTTGGTGTACATAAACTTACTAATGGTAAATTTTCTAAATTTTTTGATTTGGTTTTTTTACCCATATTATTTATTAGTATATTTATACTTTTAAATAATATTTCTATGTACACTTATTTCTTTCGCTACCACCAATCTTTGATACTATACCATACATATATTTTATAAAATGAATTGATACTATAAGGAAAAATATTACAGTTGGAATAATTTTTAGTGGTTTTTCCATATGCTTATTCATGTTTACTTTGTATAAAATTTGCAAAAACATAAATCCAAATACATATCCTATTAAAACATTCTCTTTTCTTATTATATTCATTATTACCTCACGCTGACTTTTAGTAAATATAGGTCTTATTAATAATTCAAATAATAATTTGATAACATTAAAAGATGATATCATAAGATCTAGTGACCATATAAAAAACCCACTCAATATTATAAGAATCATTTCAACTATTCCATATTTCCAAAAACTTGTTACTTGTTTAATTACTAATGATCCTAGTGTATATATATAAATAATAGGCAATGCTAAAACAAATAAAAATACAGAAACTACCATCAATATACTGTAAGTAGATACAGTTAATCCATTAATCCAAGACATAAAATTTTTAATATGACCATGTAAATCTACTTGTGTTTTTGCTAATGAAACTAGAAACCAATTTAAATAGTTATGTAATATACTATCTGAATTTTTACGATACCATTTATATGGTATACTCGCTCCCTCATTACATTTATTTGTATTGGTTGTATTATTTGTAACACCATCTTTTTGTTGTTTAGTTAAATCTTGTACAAATTGGCTTAAAATACCACTATTAACTACATTATTATCATTACATGGATTAAGATTTTTTGTACCATACGGATAATCATCGCATTTTGATGGTAATACTCTATTTATTACTTCTAGACTTGCTTCTTTTATAAAATATACGAGAGAACCATTTACAGTAAAAAACAATAATACTATTATTATTAATTTTATACTGAATAAAAATAGTTTTAGAATTTGTCCCTGATCTTTTTTTTTTATTTTTGGTTCATCTTTATCATTTTTATCTCCTTCTTTTATTTTATTAGTATTCATATATATTATTATTATATTTTTAATACTATTTATTCCTAATTATCTATAACTATTAAATTCTAATGAAGCTAAACCCTGTTCAATAGTTAAAACATTATATGTCTCTTCAAATAATTTTAAATTAAAAGTATAATCATATATTTGCCAATCAGTTTTATTATAACCATAACTATTTCCTGAACTATCACATATTGGTATAATTGCTACACGAGATGGATCTAATATTGGTAACAATGGCACATTGTCATATTCAAAATCAATATGTCTATATTTAATTAAATTCATTGCACCATTAGGATCTAAGTCATATGGTGAACTATTTAAACCAAAATTATATGTATATAATCCTTCAGTATATCCACCACTTGTTCTTAAAAATGGTTCTACTGTATTATAATAAGTTGCATCTAGTCTCTCTTCTCTAATTTTTCCATCTAAAATGAGCGACCAATTATTTAAAATTGTCTTATTAGATCCTTTATATGGTCCTGTTATATATGGAAATACACCTTTATTATTACTACTATCATAAGTAAATGGAAAATATGGTGGACTTAAGTTCATTCCTGATCCCACATATGTTGAACCTATTGCTAAACCTGAAAATGAATCTGATACACAGATTGCATAGTTAAAACTTGTATCTATTGAATATTTTGCTAATAAAGAAAAGTTATTTGGTAACATATTTGCTGTTGTTAATTCCCACATTTTTGGTTCATTACTAAAATTATAATAAGGATTTGCTATATTATTTGTCTGTTGTATAAATGATAAATCATTTATATTTGAATCTGAATTATAGTAAGTTTGTTTTAAATTTTTATAATATAGTAACTGTAACGTATAATCTTGGTCGCCTTTATATTGCCAATTTGAATAATTATTCCATTGATTTCTCAAATTTACATCTGATCTTTGTAAGAACCACATCCAATTTGATACTATATTATTTGATTTGAATCTATCTGATGCATATGCATTATGATTTATTTTTTCAAATATAATTGTTTGCATCTGTTTAATTAGATAACTTTGAGGGCGTGATCTAAATACTAGTTGTTCTTCATGATCTAAATAAACATATGTTGAACACAATCTTGGATTTGCTGTCCATAATCCATTTGGTCTAAAATATGCTGCTATATCCGCACTCAATTGTGTTTGTAAAGCGGCCTCTTGTAAAAATGCTTGATTAGTACAAGGATATTGTGTTGTAAACATATACATTTGATATAATGGGTCAGTCGTATTTATTGTACTTATAAATGGAGGTGGATTATATGGTTTAAAAAGATTAAATTGTGAATAATATAATTGTTTATAGTTTGCAGACAAACGCCAACATTCTGCCGACCCTGGTCCACAAGGTGGTACTCCACATGTATCTAGAGCATTTTCATAATCACTATAATAATTTGCAGATAAATCTTCATATATTGATAAACCTGATCCTACTTGTGTTGTATTACCTTTCGCAAAACTATGCCCATAATAAGTATTAATATATTGTCTAACATCTCTTATTACAAAGAGTTCTCTTATTGGTCTACACTCTATACTTATTTTTAATGCATTATTTGTAAGGCTAACTAATGGAAAACTTTGAGAAGATGAAAACATATACCACAAATTTAATGGTATTGTAAGCAATCTTTTATCAATTGAAGGTGTTATATTTGTTCGTATATTTGGATCTCTTGTAACACTCAAGTCTTCTAATCTATTATATAATGACCAATATATATTGGCAGAACTATCTCTAAATTGAGATATTGATGAATATAAACAATTTGGATATAATCCTTTTCGTTTGCCTGCAAACCCTGGATTATTCATTTCTGAAATATTTGCCGTCATCCTATCAAATATCTCTTTTTTCTCTTGAGTAAACTCTCGTTTTACTAAATTTGTTAAGTATTCTCCTGTATATTCTTGTATAATTGTACCAGCTATACTTATACTTACCTTTGTCATCATTTGTGCCCCTAAATCTTCTATCCATTTAAATTCAAATGGTTGACAATGTGGTATTTGTGCACTTCCTAATTTACGTACTGGTTTTTCTACTTGACTGTTACTTGGATCACGTATTTTATATATACCTGTTTGATATTCTGGAACTATATTAGTAGGATTTACAGCATATCCTACACAATCTTGTAAAAAATTATCTGGATTGTCTCCACTACTACATGTGGGATTTGCTGTTGTACCACAGCCTCCTGGCGTTATATTTCTATCACTTGGTTCAACCCATACCGGACTCCATATATATGGCATTTGAATAACAAAAAATGTATCTAATAATAAATCACCCCATCTTGGTATTGTAAAATCAAATTTTGTTATATTATTTTCTCGCAGACTGCTATTTGTTACATTACAATTAATTATATGTTTTTGTAAACCAAAATTAGTATATTTTTTATAAGTTGCTACAAAAAATGATTTTTTTGGATTTCCAGTAATAAATACATTAATATTTCCATAAGATACTATATTTAATAAACCTCCACCCATTTAAATACTAATATATAAATTAAGTTTATATTTATTTATATATTATGTTAATTAAATTGTTCTATCTAATGCTAAACTAGCTACACCGTTTTTTATTGTTAAAATGTTATATCGTTCTTCCATTATATGTAAAGTATAGCACCATAAATATAGATCTTTATTTTTTATCTGTATTACTGTAGGATTTTTTTCACTATTTGTTAATGGATCACAATTTACTGACCCAAGTATTACAGGCTCTTGCCAAACTGTTTCTACAGCACTTGGTATTGGTACTATTTTTGAAGTAGGATTTAATCTAAATTCCCAATTTATTGTATTAAATGCTGATAAATTTACCGCACCGGATGGTTGATAAGTAAAAGGTGAACTATTTAAACAAAAATTGTAGTAATACGTTCCCTCTATACCAGATCCATTACTTCTACTATATAAATCAATCCATGATATTATTCCATTATCAAGTGAATATTCTCTTACTGTACTATTAAAATATAAGCCCCAAGATATTAATATCTCTCTTGTATTTTGTGCATTATAAATTGGTTGCCAAACTATTTCATCAATAAACCCTTTTAAAGGTAACAGTTGTCTGCAGCTTGGATTTGAAATTCCATTTATATTTATTGCTCCACCATTAAATTCTTCTCTAAAAGGTAGATTTGTATAATTACTCCACTCATTTCTTGTATCCACATCTGATCTTTGATAATACCACATCCAAGATATTACTAATCCTCTAGTTTGTATTGGTATATAATTATCTCCACCTAATAAATCATATATATCTTGTTCATGTACCTCTTTTACTAAATACGATTGACAATTATTTGCAAAATCATTTCGTTCATCTTCTGTTAAAAATGTATAATTTGCCATCAAATGAACATCAGCAAACCAAGGATCTAACACTTCATCATAATATCTTTGAATTGTTTCATTAATATTAACTGGATATGGTATTGCTCCTATCTCTGGTGTTGATGCACCCGATATATCATATGCTTTATCTATTATTACCTTTGGCGGAGGTGCTTTTAAAAAATATTTTAAGTTATATATTGAAAATTCATCTGGTTTAGGTGAAGTGTACTGTTGAGGTATATTTGCAAATAATGTAATTAATGAGTCTAACTGTAAACCTTGTGGTTTTGAAGGATCAAAAAATGAATCAAAACAACCTGATATATCTGGAGCTGGTCCTACTGGCTCCACACCAGTTGTTGTATTTATAGGATCTACCGTTAATTCATTACGATCAGCATATATAGCTGGAGGTTCTCCTGTAGCTGTTAATACCCGAGCATCTAAAGCCAACGAAAATTTATTTATTATATTTTTAACTACCCACCATTCATTTACTGGCCGTACCTCTACTTCTACTCTTAATTCTGAATATTGCATACTAATTAATGGTAATGGTGTCTTATTATTTGTAGTACACCACAAATTAATTGGTACATATAATTGTTTTCCTCGTATTGATGGTTCTAATCCGTATCGCATTTTTTCATACATTGATCCAAAATATGCTGCATTTGGATAATTTCCATTACGATTTTTATAATTTTTTGGATCCATCAAATCTTCAGTATTTCCTATCATTCTATTAAAAACTTTCTTTTGATCATTTGTAAAATCACGTTGTACCATATTTAATAAATATTGACCAGTAAATTCTTGGATTATAGTATCATTTGAATATATTCTTACTGCTTTTAAAATTTGAACTCCTAAATTTTCAATCCATCTAAATTCAAATGGAAATATTCTATTTACCCATTTCATTCCACCTCTTGTTGGAGTTTTATTTCTTTCTGTAAAAGTTCCCGGTGAATCTATATGTATATTTGTGAATGCAAACTGTGTTGTACATTCACAGCCGCATGCTTCACAATTTTGAGAAGCTTCATTTACAATTGTTGAATATACACTACCTACTCCTCCTACTTCTGTATCTAATTTATGTGATATTTGTGTTCTACAAGCTGAACAAAACATCGCCGGAACACCTCCTATAGAAAGTAACGGGCTCCATATATTTGGTAATTTAAATGAAAAATATATTTGATTTAACAAATCTCCATATCTTGGTATTTTAAAATTATATATTGTTGGCACATCATAATTTAAACGTTTTTCTCCTTCAAAATTTATTCTAAATTTTTGTTGTCCAAAATTTGTATGTGATAAATACGTTTTTTTAAAAAATGTCGTTGTTGGTTGTCCTATTAATATTATTGATTCTTTACCTTCTGAAATTAAATTTAATAAACCTCCAGTCATATATATTCTATTTAATTTAAATTTTAAATTTTAATAAAAATTAAATTAACTAGCAAATAGTAACTTAGCCATTCCTCCTGAAAATTCTAAAATATTATATCTCTCTTCCATTATATGTAAATTATAATTATAATCAAAATCTGTATATTTATCATTTTTTACACTAACTATTGGTCCTCCTGGACTTACATAATTAAAATAATCATCTATATTTTCGCCCCAAGCATCATCTATATAATTATCGGATTTATAATTATGACAATCTAAATTTAAGTCTAAAGCACCTAATGTACCTTCTGCGCTAGGTATCATTTCACGCCATGGATTAATTGTTTCAAATTCAAACTCAACATTTGTAAACTTTGCCATATTCATAGATCCAGATGGTTGATAATTTGTTATTTTTTCTATATTAAAATTATAAGTATATATACCATCTTCTAAATCACCATTTAATACTATATATTTCTCTATATAATTATTTATTCCTTCTGGAAAAAGTGTCTCTCTCTCTAATGCATTACAATACAAACCCCACTCAGTCATTATTTCCTTCTGATTTCCTGGATGTATTGGTCCTGATATATATTGTAAACAAGGATTATATTGTTCTTCTATATTATTTGTACAACTAAAACCCACTGGTGTTATATATGGTGTATTTACTGATTCTAAATCTATTAATGTATATGATAAATCTAAAGCTAATATTGATGGATATGGCATTTTATCTTTGTATGCCCAATTACTATAATTACACCATTCATTTCTTAATACTACATCACTTCTTTGAAAAAACCACATCCAAGATACTGTTAAACCTATAGCATTTATATTCTCTCTATGAAATCCTTGACAATCTGATATAGTTTTTTCAAAAACTTGTTTTACTAGATATCTCTGTGGCATTCCAGCTATTCTTATTCTTTCTTCTTCTGATAAAAATGCATATGTACAATATAACCCTATATCTTGCTTATTTGGTCTTTCTGTATAATATATTTGAGCAATTTCTTTAAACACATCTTGCTCATTAACTCTTATTTGCGTTATATTTCCATTTTTGTCACTAACTTCTCTATATAGTGGATAACCAACATCACCTAAACATACAGTATTTTCTGGTGGAGGCTGTAAAAAAAATCCATAAGTATATCTTAAATCATTAAAATTTGGAGCTATATATGGAGGATCATAATATTTAAATATATCTGCAGGATTACATGGTAATCCTGTATTTAAACATATATCACTGACAAATCTATCATAATAATTTAAATCTCTTACTACAAATAATTCACTATATGGTCTACACTCTATATATACTTCTAATTTAGAATAATATAGCGATACTAATGGTATTGCTCTGTAACTTGAAAATGTTTCCCATAAATATAATGGTACAAATATTTTTCTTCCATTAATTGATGGTCTTACACCTTCTGGCCAAAATGTTCTATCTAATCTTCCCCAAGATGCGTTAGGATAATTACCGTTATTATTAGAAAAATTTGCAGGATCATTCAACTCTTTTATATTTCCTGTCATCTGATCAAATTTTTCACGACTTCCAGTATCTAAATCTCTTTGGGATTTACAATATAAATAATGACCTGAATACTCTTGTATTACTCTTCCATCTATTAAATATGTTACCTTTTTTATTAACTGTGAACCTAAGTTTTCTATCCATTTAAATTCATATGGTTGACAATAAAAATTTCTAGAAATATCTTTACCAGTTTCTGGTGAAATCGGATTACCTTTACTATTTACTGGATATGGACTAGTATATATAGGACTATATATATTTGGAACATTTATAGAAAAAAAAGTATCCATTAACATATCACCATTAAAAGGTATAACAAATCTAAATTCTGCATCTGCAAATAATGTTATACGGTTCTCATTATAAAATGGTATCTGAAATCTTTGAAGTCCAAAATTTGTGTATTTAGCATATGTTTTTTTAAAAAATGTTTTTTGTGGATTACCATTTAATACTACATTTATATTTCCTTTTGCTACTAAATTTAATAATCCTCCACCCATATGTATATATAATTAATATATTATTAAGTATATATTTATATTTATAATAGTATATATATAATGAAAGAAGTTACATATTATGTCCAAGCAAAAAATTTTTATAATCAACAAAGACAAGAACAAATTAAATTTATCTGTTTATCTATTATCATATTATTAATTGTAGCTATTATATATTATATACATTCTAAAATTAACTTATATAAAAGTAATTGTAAATTACTTAAAAAAGTTTATAATAGTACACCTACTCTAAGTGGTATCGATAATAATTCTCCTTATCTTTTACGTGATTTTTATATTAAAACTGCTTATAATTGTTGTGCCAGCGGGCAATTTAAAGCTGATTTTGTTGGATTATGTGCATTACAAACTTGTATTCAACAAGGGGCTAGATGTTTAGATTTTGAAATATATTCTATAGACAATCAACCTGCTATTGCTGTATCATCTATTAATGATTTCACTATTAAAGAGTCTTTTAATAGTATATCTACTGCTGATGCATTTAATACTATTATTAATATGGCTTTTTCTGCTAGTCACTGTCCTAATCCTAATGATCCACTCATATTACATTTTAGAATATTAAGCAATAATGTACCTATGTATAACACACTTGCTACACAAATTAGTAATATTCTTAATTCAAGAATTTTAGGCGTTAATTATAGTTTTGAATTTGGTGGTAAAAATTTAGGAGCAGTTCCTATAAAAAACTTTCTTGGTAAAATTATTATTATTGCTGATGCATCTAATCCTCTTTATCAAAAAACTAAACTTGATGAATATGTTAATATGGGTAGTGGCGCAGTATTTATGCGAATTATGCAATACCAAGATGTTAAATTTACCCAAGATTTAAAGCTAAAAGATTACAATAAAAAAAATATGACTATTGTTTTACCTGATTGGAGTGCAAATGACTCTAATCCTAATTTTAATGTCGCTAGACAATATGGCTGTCAACTTATTGGTATGTCCTTCCAAAATTTTGATTCTAATTTAGAACATTATAATGCATTTTTTGATGGCGACAAGTCTGCATTTGTTCTTAAACCTAAAGAATTACGATTTGTTCCTTTAACTATCCAAATACCACCAAAAGCTCCTCCTGCTTATTCATATCAAGCTCGACCTGTTACTACAAATGGTCCAAATGTTTATTATAATTATCGTATCTAAAAATTATTATATGACTATAATATAATTATATAATAATGTTAAATAAACAAAATAAAATATTAGAGAAAGAAGTATTACTTCTTCAAAATGCTATCGAAGAAGCTAGTAAAAAAAAGAAAAATATAGTTAAATCTATTATTATCAAAAAAATATTTAATATACTCGAAACCTTTTTAAAAACCAAGAAATTTGTCTGTTATGGTGGTACAGCTATAAATAATATTTTACCAAAAGATCAACAATTTTATGATAAAAATATTGAATTGCCTGATTATGATTTTTTCTCACCTAATTCTATTGAAACTAGTATTGAACTAGCTGATTTATATTATAAAAATGGCTTTGATGAAGTTGAAGCTAAAGCCGGCGTTCATATTGGAACCTATAAAGTTTACGTTAATTTTATACCAATTGCCGATATTACACAAATTGATAGTGAAATATTTGATAAATTACAAAAAGATAGTATAATCAAAAATGGTATACATTATGCTCCACCTAATTATCTAAGAATGGCTGCATATCTTGAATTATCTAGACCTGATGGTGATATTTCTAGATGGGAAAAAGTATGGAAACGTTTAGTTTTATTAAATAAAAATTATCCAATTGAAGCTTATAATTGTACTATTAAAGATTTTATAAGAACTTTTGATACTCCAATTAATTCATTACCTATTGTTTACAATACTATACTTAATAGTATTATTAAACAAAAACTTGTTTTTTTTGGTGGATATGCTGTTTATTCGTATAGTAAATATATTTCTCAACAAGACCGAAAACGACTTATTCACCATCCTGATTTTGATGTATTAGCCAATAATCCATTAGAATCTGCTAACATTATTAAGAATGATTTAGCTAAAAAAAATATTTTAGATATCAAAATTATTAGACACAATAATATTGGTGAAATTATTCCAGAACATTATGAAGTTAAAATAGGTAATGAAACTGTAATTTTTTTATATAAAACTATTGCTTGTTACAGTTATAATACTATAAAAGTTAATAAAAAAAATATAAATATTGCTACTATTGATACTATGTTAAGTTTATATTTAGCATTTTTATATGCTGATAGAGAATACTATGATCCAAAAAGAATACTTTGTATTGCACAATACTTATTTATTGTTCAAATTAAAAATAGATTAAAACAACAAGGGGTATTAAAAAGATTTACTACAAAATGCTATGGCAAACAAGAAACTATGGAAAGTATTCGTGCTGAAAAAGCATTTTTGTATAATACACTTAGAAAAAACAAATGTGGTAAAGAATTTCAAAAATATTTTTTACGTTATACACCCGCTAATAAAAACAAATGTTTTATAAAAAAAAATAAAATGACTAAAAAAAATAAAATGACTAAAAAAAATAAAATGACTAAAAAAAATAAAATGACTAAAAAAAATAAAATGACTAA